AAAGTATTTTCTATTCTCATAGATAAACTTTGTTACGCTTTCCCATTCGTCTGGTTTCACGGTTACAGTATTACTAACATTATGACTCAAATAGTCCTGAGTGCAAAGAGATCTATTTTTACCAGAATAGACCCAATTCTTTTGAGTATCCTTAACTACCTTAAGCATTTCTATAGCTGGTAATTGATTCTTTAACTTTGCACCATCTGGTACTTCAATAGGAAACTTAATAACCTCATCAGTATTATTAGCAGACCACGATGACTTCTCACAGGCTTGTGGGTTTAGTTTTTTGAAGTGTTGGTATGGTGCTTCTAAAATATTGGCTTGTACATGCCTTATATATCTTTTAGCGTGGTGTGGATGGATGCCAGAGCTAGTTCCAAGCATACTACTACTAGTTCCTTCTGGCTTTAAGCAAGTGACCCTAGCAGCTTGATTGATACCTATTGCTTTAGCTATAGCCTTATTAGTTTCAACAGCTACTTTGGCCCCATTTTTGAGAACCTTCTCTGTTAATACTAAGTCGTGTTTTTCCATGGTTCCTGTTAAAGAAACTCCTAATAGAGCTTCTCTCTCAAATATTTTACAACTAATTTCTCCAAGATAATCTAGTTTGGTAAATCCAGCCTGCAACGTTCCAATAATAGCAGCAGCCTTACATCTTTCGTAAAAATCATCCTCATTCTCTATAGACGAACAATTGATAGTTGAAAGATTGCAGCCCTGCCAACCACTCTTACCAGATTCTTCGTCAACAGGCCACATACCAACTTCTACACATGGATTAAATGTCATTTCGGTAGAGTCACTCCAGATAAATCCTGGCTCCCCAAATTCCTTAACCGATTGCATCAATAATTCAAATTCTTCATAAGTCGTAGTTTCCTTAAGTAAAAGCGCCGAATTATTACTTCGTGCTCTTTGAGGATTTTCTGAATACCAATTACCAGTTTTAGCCTTAGCCATTTCAGTATCGTCATGACTAAAAAGTGCTAACGAAGCACTTCTGCGAACACCACCAGACAATACAGCATCACTACTGTGCATAATAATATCGTATGCGTCTATTGGTCGTAATTTCTTTTGTCCATTTGTCACACATCGGTCTAATAGAGTACGAATCTTTTCTAATCCATTAGCTAATGGCTCATATCCAGGAGCTTTGCCAACGCCTGATGCTAGAGACGATCCCTTGGGTCTAATATTAGAATAATCAAAAACTATATGAGTATTTTTATACTGCTTAAATTCTTCTATTGGTTTGCTAAAATAAGAACTTAGTAATACTCCAAGAGAATTAGCCCAGCCTTCAATACTATCGTCTATAATATATTTAGTAGCTTGTCCTTCTTCTATCTCATGTTCTAGAGATGGCAACTTAGAAACATGGTGCTTTTGTACGCTAAACCCTGTTCCGCTACCACAAAGTAATAGCCAGAAACATTCTTGAAAAAATCTTAGACGATCACAGTAAGAACTTGTGCAATTATATATCTTTGCGTGTCTTTTTAGGATAGGCTCTCCACCAAATTGCAATGCTCTCTGACTACCTAATACTTTCTTTTTGTACATTATATCATATGCCCAGTCTATGTCTGACTTGATATTTTTGTCAGCATATTGTATATGCATCATTTCTCTGACTCTATCCACAGCTTCTTTCCAAGTTTCTCTGCGATTCTTGTCTTCGAGCCAACGAGCATATTTGCTAACGAAAGTATAATTTTGTAGTTCTTGAAGTGCCGACATATTTTCTCCTATTGTTTCTTTATTAGGGCTAAGAATCCTATTAACACAGAGATCTGAAAAGAATCGTTAGTCATTTCTGTGTTACCATTAATCCATTTTGTGTAGAAATATATACAAATACTAATATAAAATGCAATAACATTTATACTCATAATACACCAGCCAAATCTTTCAACCATGAAAAATCAGCATTCGTCCTATGAATTTTCATTTTACTCATTTCGGCAAAAGTATCAAATATTTTTTTAGCATTATCGTCAAATAAATGTGTTCCATGATCATCATTCATATAAACTGTAGATACTCCTTCTTGCCATAGAGCCATTATACAGTCATTGCAACATTGTCCTGTGACATAGGCTATTCCGTTGTCTGGTCTAACAACACAATTAGACAAAGCATTTCTTTCGGCGTGAATCATCCAAGGATATTTGTCTGGACGATTTTTGGGAAGATTAGCATCGTCTAAACCTCTTGGATAGCCATTATATCCAACTCCTAGTATTCTATTATTTTGATCTGTTATGACACATCCGTGTTGAGTGTGTATGTCGTGACTTCTTTGAGAAATGACTTTTGATAAGCCTAAAAAGTAATCGGTCCATGATGGTCTCATTATTATGATTCTTATTGTTTTTATTTTCTAGCTCAACGTACCTCTGACGAGTATTTTATTATACTTCAGTGGCTGAAGAACTGCAACCGTGGCATTTAATTTTATTCTTTGGTTGTAGACGTAATCTTGTTGTAAACTACAAGAGCTAATATTCCGCCAGCAACGCCCATAAAAATACCCGCTGGACTTAAGCTATCATATTGACCAATCATATATAATATGGCTCCGCCAGTATAAGATCCTGCAACTCCTAAAGCCACAGTTTTAACAAAACCAAAATTTTCTTCACCAGGAACTAAGCTTTTAGCAATAGATCCTACGAATAAGCCATACACACACCATACTAATATATTAAACATTTGCATTCTCCACTAGTGTTTGAATTTCATCCTCCTTGAGGGTTTCTCCTGTCTCTAACAAAGCATTCAAAATGCTTAATGAATATTTCTCGTAATCTTCTTTTTTCATTTCTCTACGAAGAATTTTTTTAATTCTCATTTTTGTGAACCAACCTCTGCGTTCGCTGAAAGTATGAAGTTGTTCACCATACATGGCACATTTATCTTGTGACGTGGCTTGGGAAGTTAATTTATTTTTATTGCATTCTTGTAATATTCTTACACAGGTTAGGATTATACTGATAATCATTAGAATGGTAACAATACCAAATCCATACACTTCGTCTTTTGGCACTGTAGACTTTTCTAAAATTTTAATAGCTATAGCTTTGAGTTTTTCATTATCAGCCATAGTATTTATCTCCTTGGTGTTTTGGGAATTGGACAGTTTCCGTCTGGGCAATTTATTGGAGCTGAATATATCTTGATTGGAGGAGCTGATGGAGTAATTGATTTGATTGTTCCCACAGAAAGAGAACCTTTATCAACTTCACAATATGTACAATCAATTTTTAGAATACCATCACCGCTTATATAGTATCCTTTCCCTTTGCACACAGGACAATCTTTTCTTTTATATTTTTGAGATACCTGTACATGCTTGGCTTTAATAATACCTCCAGCAAGAGTCACAGGGGCTGTTGTAGAGCCATAGTAACTAGACTCAGCAAACAACAAGCCAACACAGAATAAACCAACAAATAATTTATTCATTTTACTTTCTCCATGGAAGGATATTGTCTACCAAATTTTTTAAAGGTTTTTTTGGTTTTGGTTTAACAGGACCGTCTGGCTTATTCTCAGGAGAATTTTTATCAAAAGTCTTGATAATAGCCAAAATAAAATTTAGAAGCATTTGTACTGCTCTGTTTAGAGCTATTCTATCTATTAATCTCATAGAAATAATCTCTCTGTAGAAAGGAAGGATTATAGTATAAATACACCAATTATAATTTAGTTTGTTTTTTAGGTGTATCCTTTATTATATAGTATCTCACGTAAAATATTTAAAAGGGTCAACCTTATGATGTATGATAATGCTGGGCCAACTTATAGCGTGTTGAATGGGAAAGATCTCTGTGCAGGTGTAGGACCAGAGGCATGTGAAGGTGGTCGCGTATTTGAGGAATACGGTCCCTCTGCCCAGGATTGCGTTGATGCGAATCTATCGCTACAAGAATGTTGCAGCTGTTACTAATAAGAGAGAAAATATTATGATAACAATGGATCAATTTATATTATGTTAATTGTGACCCCTATGGTAACGGTCAGTTTTCTTATAGATAATCTTCGAATCCGTAGCTCGGTAGTTTTTGTAAAGGAAAGCCATCAAAACCACTAAAAGCATAAGAGCCATTAGCAGATAGCATTCCAGCAGCAACATCAGCGTGGATTAAAAACGACCCTTCTGGAATAGGACCCCATTCTGGATGTCCACCATCGTTCCATTTACCCCAGCTATTTTGAACTAGAAAAGCTGGCTCGCTACCAGTATCATCACACGCTATCCAAGCCATCGAGTGGGCCCAGTTACCAGATGTTCTAGCAAAACCTTTTTTATCTCTTGTATTACTAAAACCATAATTAGAACATACATTTACACCATAACCATTAGCAAGAGCATCACGAGCTTCTTCTACTGTTCGTATTAATGAAGCAGTCTTAATCTGGTGGTCATTAGAAAGGTCTAATACTTTATCAGGAAGACCTCTACCACCCCAGCCCGCTCCTAAATTACCATTGTATTTACTAAAGTCTACAAAGCCGTAATTCTTTCTAACAACAAGACCACCAACCTTGCTAACGAATTCAGCTGCTCTGGCACAACTCATACCCTGTCCACTAAATCCTCTATATCCATAGATAGCCTCTGTTGCGCCTTTTGCTATCCAAGCTTCTCTCTCATTATGTATATCTATTTCTACAGCTCTGGTTACATCACAAGCATTTCGTGTTCCGTGACTAACACAATCTCCAGTGGTTTGTCTTTCATTGTAAGGATGTTTATCAAACTTTAACACACTTTTGTATGGTGTTGATAACTTACCCTTACCACTACCACTAATTTTTTTACTAGCATCACCGAATAGTGGATATTTGGAAGTTTCCATTAAGTGATCAAACACATGCTGTTCAAATAAACAACCGCTAAAACCCTTACGATAATTGTCATATAATTCTTTTGGAGTATATCTCGGCATAGTAATTACCTTTTATTAGATTTTATTAAATTGTCTATTGCCCACAACGGCTGTAGATTAGTATAATGACACAGTATTTCTAGTTCTGTTTTATTTTTGGCTGATGATAGTGGTATTATGTGGTCTATATGCCATTTTCCATAATTGTTCATGGTCATTCCAAATTGAAACTGAGAAATTATATGGTCTTGTAGTTCCTGTAATGAGCATCCAAGCAGTTTTTTAGTTGTTTTATCCTTATAGAATCCTAAGAAAGCTTTTCTGCATCTGCTTCTTAGATTACCAATCATTCTGTATTGTAAATCAATATTTCTTCGATTTTTTTCTAATGAATTTCTGTGACGTTTGAATGTTTTTGATTTCTTATATAGTCTGGTTTGCTCTAATTTTTGTTTTTTAATGTGTGGGTCTTGCATTCTTTTTTTATATAGTATTTTTCTACATACTTTACATTGATACTCTCTGCCTCCGGACATTGTTTTGTTTTTAGAAAATTCTATTTCTAGATATTTTTCTATCTTACACATGTTACATGTTCGGGTGGTCATTATTTTGCGCCAAGATTACAAGCCCAAGCCAAAGCATTAAGACCTTCTACGGCCTTAGCTCTTAGCTCTTTTGATAAAGGAATTTGATCATCTCCAATAGCAGCTACTACTACTTCTTTAGCTTCTTTAGCTAGATTAGGATACTTGCCTTTAATATCTAGTCTGAGCATAACACCAGCTAAACTATTTGCTTGACGAATTTCTTCTGTACTCTTAACTACTTCGTCTTCACCATCAAGCTCAACTAGTTTTGCCAAATCAAGATATAAGTCTCGTAATCTTTTAGCGTCGCTCTTTGCTCCAGACTCTTTTACTAATGCAACAACGTCGTCGGCTTCTTTTTTGACAGCTTCATCTGTTGGTGTTGGTAATTCGAGAACATCTATTACAGATGGTCTAGGATTAATTACGTTAGAAAATTCTGGCTTTAATAGTCCTAGAAGAATTAATAAACCGCCTAGTGCTAGTAATACTTTTTTATCAATACTCATGATACTTTATCCTCTTTTTTGCAAACATTAGGACTTAGAAATGGAAACATTTGGTCAGCAACCTTAACAGCTTCTCCGCAACCGCTTTGAACAGCTAAGTCTCTGGTTTGTTTCCACGAAACGACTAACTTGAAAAAGGTATCATCTGGTTGATTTCCTACTACCTTTGGAACAACAACAGAATCTACTGATGGAACAACGATAGGAACAACAGAAGATGAAGGAACAGAACCCTTAAACTTAGATAATAGATTACCTAAGAATACTTGTACTGGACTTAGTTTATCCTTAAATAAAACCCATAGTACCAAGCCAACACCACCATAAAGAGCCAAATCCATTGGACTCAAACGACTACTAAATTCTTGAAAGCTTTCTGTAAAATTCATTTTATTTTCCTTATTTGTCTGAAACTTTTGGGATATTATCTATGACAGGATCAACTTTATAACCAGGATCAACAAAAACACCGCTATTTCTAAATGTTGTAACTAGAGCATCAATTGTTGCGCTAATTAAAAGCATGAGAATTTGTTTCACATACTTCTGTATAATAGGCTGTAAAACTTGTGGCACAAATGGAAAATTTATTATTGTAAATACTTGATCATAAAACTTAGAAATCATACCCATAGCAAGAGTTTTTTTATCAACCCCTTTAAGCGATGGGTTATTCTCTTCTATCTTTTGAACAACTTCTGCTGTAGCTAATTGTAATATATTCCACGCTTGTGGCATTGCTACTGCTTTTGCGCTTTTAAGTATCTCTTTAGCTTTAGCTACTAAATTTCCAAGATCATTTACTGATAGGTTTTGGTTTTCCATTTGTTTTTCTCTTTTTTCTTACTGTTGCTGGTTTATCGTTTTTTTTATTTGCTTCTTTTCTTTCTTGTGGAGTTGCTGTATTCCACCAAGTCTTTTTAAGATCTGTTCTTCCGTTAATATATTTAAATAATACTGTTAGTTGTCCGATAACAAGTATTGTTGCTTCTAATCCCCTAGTAGTTTCTTGAATCAGATCTTCTTTTTGAGAATTTTCTCCAATAATTCCCGCTAGATATAAACCACTGAATACAAAACTAACTACTGTGAACCAAAACTCACTTGTTCTATAGCCGGGTTTGACCATAAGTGCAACCTCCAACGTGGCTTTAAATAGATACTAAATTTGTTATACACCATTTGATAATTTTATACTATTGATTTTGCCATTGATCTTTATCAACAACAAAACCAAACATAAATAGCGTTCGTGGGTTATCTCCGTTACAAACTTCAACACTATGGTAAAGTTCTGTGACTAAATAGCACATCATATCTCCCTCATTCAAGTCATAGGTCTTATCCTCAACATGAATTGTGCCACCACTTTCGGCTTTGCTGGCTAGAATGTTGCACCTTAAACCAACAACTCCTTCGCCCACACTAGGATCTTTATGTTTATACACATCTCCGTCGTTATAAGTTACACTAACAACAACTCCGTCTTTACCATGACCCTCAATAACTGAAGCTTCTGCTGTTAGCAGAACAGTTTGACGAATTCGATCTTGCAAGGTCTTTACAAGATCTGGATAATTAATATTCTGACTCATACGATTGGTGAGTCTTTTCTTTGTTCGATCAAATTCTTTCTTGTCCCAGTCTCCTGTAATTCCGTCAACAAACTGACCGTCAACCACGGCTTGATTGGCCCAATCCTTAAGAACTTGAATTTCTTCTGGTGATAAGAAATTAGGAACTAGTAAAACTTGACCATCAAAATTATTTGCCATAATAATTCTCCTTTAATTTTTGATATAGCTTATTGTCATTATAGTATTGTTTGATAACTAACTCAATTTGTTTTTCGTTTAAAGCTGGTTTCTTATCATCTTTTTCTTCATTTAATCTTGGCACTGGTGTTGATAGTCCTAACCAAGCTGCACATTCATCAATTTGTTCTGGAAATAAGAAGTATTTAATTTTGTCATTTAAAAGCCCCATGCTTTCTATGCTCCAAAAGTGAACCTCGTCCTCTAATAAACCCTCTTCAACGGTTTTGTTTCGTCTAGCACAAGAGCTTCTAAATCTATCTACCGGATTTCGCACCATGCAACAAACTTCACACTCAGGTAATCCATTAATCAAACCATGTCCTTTTAGGTTCATTATAGGATGCCATTTTTGATCTTTAAGAGATTCTGGATGAGTTTGTACGTGGTCTTTTGGAAGCATCAGATTCATTAATGCATGACTTCCGCTTCTTGTAACAAGAGCCAATGCCTTGTTGTTATATAGTGCACAAACTCCTCTAGACATTTGTATTTTCTCTTTTAGGTTACTGTTGTGATTACGTGCTTGAATGTTGTATCTGCTATCTTTTGATTAGTCCATTCAGCACCGTCAGGAGCATTAGTATAATCTCTATGCTGAAGATATCCATTTGTGGCATCTGTTCCGAAAGTCACCTTAGAAGTTGAAGATTCTGATCCGCTCAATGATGATGATAAAGCTAAAGTAGAATTAGTGTCAAGCTTGTATCCCAAAACATATTGTCTAACATTAATAGGGTCTTTAGTTTCTGAACTTAAGGAGGCGGCTCTTAGATTCACGTTCTGTGAGAACTGATTACCAGCAGCAACCGATGTCATTGATGTAGTACCAGAAAATGTTTCACTAACTCTTGATAAGGCTGTTGATGAACTTGCAGGATCACTGAAGGTGTAGGTGTCAACAGTATCGTAGTTCGACTTTTTGCACATTACTCTGCCCAGAAAATCGTTGTCGGCAGAACCAGATAAATCAGTCCAGTAAAAATCGTCAATGTATGTGTTCCATACTCTGCTGGTATCAGAGCTTATGGTTCCGAAACAGAAACCTCTTGTATACCAATATGCGCCAGCATAACTGCAATTATTGCCACCTTTATCACAATTATAAGGATCGTAAAACTGATTACCATCCCACCCTACCGAAGAACTGCTATTGATTCCAGCATTATAGCTTGAAGAATTAATATCTAGTGTGTTATCAGTTTTGTTTCTATTTATTTTTATTTGAGTAAGAGCTTGCGGACTGCTACTATATCCAGCACGGCCTCTTAGCACATACTTTATTTCAATATAATTCCATTGATTGAGTGTCAAAACGCTAGTTGATGTACCAACAAGAGGTCCAGCAAAATTATCTGACAAATACGATGTGCTATCACACCCATTTTTGCCGCAATTATAACCTCTAGCTACAGAGTCAAAATAATGTGCAGTTATTGCGTGGTCTGGACCAAGATCGGATCTGTAAGTAAAGCTTGGACCCATCCAGATGGGTCTTCTAATTTCGATATTTAGATTGCTGTTTATACCTATTATAAAGTTAGGAACAGGATTAGAATGATTTGTGCTGCCTCTGATATTTGCACCAATAGGAGTAAAAGTTCCAAAACTTCCACCCGCAGGAAGCGTAGGATATATGGCAAAACCAACCACACCAGAAATGTTGTGTGTGCCAGTTGGCGTTTTGAAGTACACGCGAGGAAAAGTTGTGCCGCTACTGGTCATCTTTAAGCAACTTCCACCGTTTCGCGGTGTCACACCGTTACCATCGGTACTGTTGATTACTTGTATAGTACCAGTATTTGTATAGTTAAGATAGTTTTTAACAGCATCAAATGAACTATAATTTTCAAAACCGTCATATGTTATGATTGCCATTTTTTCTCCTTTTAAATTGGATCGCTATAAATATTGCTCAAAAAAGTTTGAGCTATTTTAAAATTATCAAATTCGTTTTCAGCAACAAGATCCGTGTGGATATTGCTCAAGAAAGTTTGACCTATTCTGATATTTTCGAATTCACTATCGGCAACAAGATCTGTATGAATATTGCTTAAGAAAGCCTGACCTATACTTAATGGACTGATCGGTGGTCCTATTGGCGTGGACGTTGGAGTCGGAGTAGTTGCTATGTTACTAGAAGTTGGAGTATTTGTTGGTGTTGGTGTTCGTGTTGATGTACCGGTAATAGTAGGAGTGGGAGTCGGAGTAATGCTAGCTGTTAAGGTTGGGGTTATAGTAGTAGTTGGTGTGGGAGTAGAGGGTATAACGCTGGAAGTTGGCGTGACAGTATTAGTTGGAGATGTAGTTGGAGTATTTGATGTTGTATTACTAGGGGTGATTGTAATTGTATTAGATGGAGTAACAGTATTAGTTATTGATTGACTTGGAGTATTTGTTTGTGTTGTGCTCGATGTTACAGTATTAGTTGGCGTTATACTAGGAGTTGTAGTATTTGTGGGAGTAGTAGTAACTGTTAATGTTGGAGTAACACTAGGACTATTGGTAACAGTATTAGTTGCTGTTGAGCTTGGTGTATTTGTCGATGTTGGAGTGATGCTTGATGTAACAGTATTTGTCGGGGTAGGGGTATTAGTAGATGTAGGAGTTGTAGTTGGATTAGGAACAGAAGGGACTGCATAAAAATCACTAAATCCATTAATAAGTGCTGATATTCTTTTGGTGTTAAAATCAGGAGCTAGATCGCCATTTATTATGGTGACATCTGTGGTTTGTCCATTTGAAACCTTGAATATCTTAGTGGAGTTAAAGGTTTCTAAAGATACATAATCTGGTAAATAAAAATCAACATTTATTGATCCAGATAATGTTGCACTAGAATTAATATTAAATGCAGCTAAGGAGTTTCCAACTAAAAAATTTGTGGGTAGAGAAGGATTGCTTGAGCTTGGATTTATTGTTGTTATATTAGTTATACCAGCAGAAGAAATTGAAGAAAATACTATGTTAACACTTGTGTCAGAACTCTGCTGTCGGGGTGCAGAAACTAATACATCAGACCCAATAGGTGTGGAAACATTATATGAAACACTTGTAAAAGTCGCTGAGGGTGTAGGAGTAGGAGTCCTAGTCGGGGTCGGGGTTGCAGGTATATTATTTTGATCGACAAATCCGAAACAAACTGTACAATAATTTTCGCTAACAGTATAGTTGAAAGTTACAGTAGTTACAGTTCCGTCTATTCGAATTATATTATATCCTTCTTCTCCAGTAAATTGAGAATATTGTGTAGCATTTACTGGATCTTGATATGTTGTGCTTGTACCCCAAATTGGAGTAAAGGGAGAAGATATTTGTACTGGAACAGGAACATTTCCTTGACCAACGCTAGCAAATGCAACTAGAGCGTCAGTAACAGGTTGACTAAAAGTTGCAGTAAAAATACCAGCTTGAGTATTTTTTATTTGAGTTCCTGTAAGTGGCACACCGTATGATTCAGGGAAGGTTGTTGCTCCGACCATACCAGTGTGAGCATCCATACCTCCGCCAGTTTGAGCGATTGAGATGCTGATATTGTTTTGACCAATTCCAGAAGCAGCACTGGAGGTAACAGAACTTATATTCATCCACTGAAACCCGGAACTACCAAAACCTGTTTTCTCAAAAACTAAACTATTTCCTAAAAATGCTTTAGATATATCTGTATTTCCTAATTTAATAGAAGTTATATTAGAATTACTTAAAAATATATCACTATTTACTGTTGGCATACGAACTACCCTTAGCCATTAACTATGTATAAAGTATTAGGATCTTTTGTAGCAAGAGCATCGTAATTACTTTGGGAAATACTAATCATGTTTGTGATACGAACAGAATTATTAACCAAATCAGTATTACTTTGAACCAAACCAGACTGAATAACAGATACCGAAACTTTTTTTGTTAGTGCAGATCCTGATGGGTCGTCCATGATTAGAAATATATCGTCGCTAGTTAATCCGCTAGCTACCGGAAATTCATTTATTCTTTTAATACTCATTATCCACCTACTACTGTTTGATTGCCAACTAATTCCACAAAAATACCATTATAAAATCGGTATCCATATTTGTCGTCTATAGTTGGAATTGTTGGAACATTTAGTACAGCACTGTCATTAGTTTTATATCTTCCTGTAACGGTTGTTGATACAACAAGAGTACCGTTTTTGACAGGATTAGCATCTTTAATTTTGATTATATCTGTGAATGGTCTAGTAGCCATAATAAGTCTCCAATTATAAAAATTGATTATACTATTAGTATTTACACCTAGTCGTTACTTTTCGATTCTATCTTCCAAAGTTTCCAGGGTTTTAGCCAACATGGCAATTTGTACCTTTAATTCGTTCATAACGTCAGAATTACGCTGTAAAGCGGCAGCAAAAGCAGCCTGAGTTTCTTTATTAGTATTAAGTCTTTCCATAATATACTGTTTATCATGGATATAAGGACTTTGGGTTTCTATCATATTTAGTACTTCTGCTTTAGTAGCCATATTACGACCTATGGTTACCCAAAAACCCACCATGGTTATAATAATACCAACACAGGTTGTTGCTAAATTTTCCCAGAAATGAATTATTGTTTCGCTCATTATAATAACCTTTAGGTAAAATTACAAACTGCTGATTGAGAAGTTATTGTTTTTGTAATTCTTGCAGCTGGTGTTTTTTGTCTTGTATATGTTCTAGTTAATACTTCGTTTATCACTTTAAATTTAGGATTACCGTTGCAGTCTGTACCATTTGGTACTGTTTTTGGACATACTCCATTAGGAAGATTATCTACTTCATTAAGTGTATTTGCTGTCATTTTTGTGGTAACTTTACTCTCAAACACTGCCCATTTTTCATTAAACAAAGGAATATTAATACATATATATTCATCTCCAACTCTATTAAATTTAAAAGTATGACTAAAATTACCTCCTGGAACAGTATAATTACAATTTTCAGGATTGTTACAATTAACAGGAATAGAATCACAATCGCCAGAACAATCCAGGGTTCTTGTGCATGTAACGTCAATAAAAACAACAACGTTTAGAGTTGCTGTAAAGGAACTAACATTTTGTGAAGGAAAACAGAATCCGCTTGGTCCGCTCATTATTACTACCTCATGGAATAGGGCAATCTGGTGGATTATCATCGTAAGGATCTGATATTGAACTTCCGCCAATTGTACTTGATGAAGATGTTATAGATTTTAAGATTCCTTCTATATTTTTTTTTGCTATAGGATTAAGATTGTGTGTGCTAAGCATTATATATTCATTTATTGATTGTGATATAGTATTATTAAAATCAGCAGAAATACTATAATCAATTAATATATTAGAATCTATCAATCCATGATTTTGAAAATATTGACTGTTTTCTGATAGAGGGATAATTTTTTGGTTATTAAAAATCGTATTAGAAAAAATCTTCCCACTGTGAACAAAAGATGGTTTTGTCAATTTCACTATGCTTCCAAAAATTTTATTTTGAAAACTTTTTGAGCCAGAAGAGATATTTATGTTTTTATACATATTTAATCCTTATAGCTAATTTAATACTACCACCTATACAAAAATCAATTTTAGTATGACGAGAATCCAGATCTAGTTCATTAAACTGTTCATGAGTAGATGATGGTTCAGATACTATAAAGTCCGGCACTGAAACAGCACCGGACTTGTATATAGCATCTTTACTTTTGTAAATACCACTTGGAGTTTTTACCAAATAGTTATTACGATACATTTTGATTAACCGTTCTTTGCTTTGTAGTTTACGGTAACAGCATTTCTAGAAGAACCCTTAAATGTAAGTCTACCAGGAACTGCTCTTGTTGGAGTAGCTGCTTTATCTTTATAGACATTACTAGAATCAACAAGAACACCAGCTGTACCAGTTGTTCCTCTGTCATTTGTAACTACAGGATAACCAGCATCCCACTGACCAGTATAGAAATTGAACTTGCCAGCTCTGATAGCTGTTAATTCTCTTCTTGTAAGAACTGATTCTAGTTTATGGATACCACGAATCTGAGAAGGAACAAGTGCTCCAGATCGTAGTGCTGTATTGGCTTGTCCACCAATGGTTGACGAAACCTTCATGCCTACAGGCTGTCTGGTGTTATAAGCGATCAAAGCGGCCGAAACTGCTTTGGCTACGTCTGTTCCGACTAATACTCTAGATCCAGAAAAACCTAGAGTTGAACCTCCAATACTGACACCATCTACAAGAGTAGTATTTTTAGCTCTAAGTACAGCGCCGCCTCTATTTTTTGTACTTGTTGCTGTTACTGACGAACCGCCCTGTTGAATTGTGGCCATTTTATAATCTCCCATGGTAAGAAAATTGAAAGTGAATATTCACTAATTCTATACCCCGGACATTATTATTTTGCTATATTTTTAGTAAATAGCTCTAAACCATTGAGAGAATTCAATCTTAGACTATCTAAATTAGCCTTTTTAATAGAAGAAATTTGATTATTATTCCAAATATTGCCATTACAAATAATATTAAGGTTTTGAACCTTCTTCTTAATCATCACAGAAGCCAAGATGTTGTCATTAATGTCGTCTAAAAAATATCCTGTAGAAGGAAATACGTTTTTAATTCCGTGTCCTATTAATATTTGACTGATTTTATACAATAAATCATAGCTAAATATTCTATATTCTAGAAAATATCTTATTTCAACATCGGGATAGGAAGAGATAAACTCTGATATTGTCTTAATATCTTCTCTGAATTTATCATATTTTCTGTTAGCTAGTGGACTTGGAGGAGCCACAATATCTATAATCTTAGCTCCATTTTTAATACAATATTCTACTGAACTTATTCTACTTTTGAGATCGGATGTTCCAAGAGGATAATCTACTGCGGCAGAAATTTTAATATTGTCGGGTATACAGGACTTGGCAGTTTTTAGATAGATAGGAAGTACTGATAAAATGTCTATAGGATATCTAATCGCTTGATTAATATTTTCTTTAAGTTCATTTTCATTTAGAGAAGTATCATATATTGAATATTCTAATTTCATTTTCTTTTATTTATTTTTAGGCTATCTATGGTTGGATATTGTTTTGAACCCAAGATTCCATCAGCAAATCCGTAATATACAGTTTCTTCTGCTGTTAAAATCCAATCACATTTATTAGCCAACTGGGAAACAATGTGTTTTTTTGCCATCATTTTTTTCCAGTTTTTTTCTTTTGCAATGACACTAGTTTCCATACACCGGTCGGTGAATATGTCTACCATCTTGTCTGTCTCTCTATCATTCCATGCTATACTACTTGATGCTGCTTTTGTATGCTCCTCATTGATACTAATAGACCCATAATGAATGAGCATATTTGTGTTCGGCATTAATACTCTTACCGGGGCTGCTTGCAATAGTACACTACTACATGATTCTACTTTTGCATATGCTAGGATTATTATTTTTGATTTAGAATAGCTAATAGCATCATACATACCCAAACCATCCTGCCAGTCTCCTCCTGGAAGATGCATATGTACTAAAATAGGATCGTTAGATATCTGATTAAGAAATCTTAGATTTTTTTCAAATACAACTGAACACTTATAATCTATCTGTTCTTCTGCACTATCTGACAAATAAGAATGTAGAAAAATTTCTCTGTTTTTTATATCAATATTAAATGTGTGTATTTGATCTATGTTTATGTTATCAATCATAGTATTTGTCTATATATTCATATACATTGTCGTTTATTTTTTTCATAACATCTCTGTCGGTAAAGATTTTACCTATTCCAACTCTGAATCTATATCTTGTAATAATGTCTAAAACTTCTACTCCGTCTGATTGCTCAATAATAGAAGCTATATCCTTAGTTATACTAAAGTTACTATGCCCTATCCAAAAATTAAAAATTTCACTTGTTGATAAAGAATCCATTGGCATCAAACCAATTGGAGTAATTATTGCTTTCATTGGCATCATATGGTTTGGGGGTAATATTTGATCGTCATCCATTTCAATAGCTTCTAACTCTTCTTCTGTAGAGCTTTCTTCACAAAATGGATCGACCCATTTTTCCCAGACTATAAGATTATTTTTTGACATAAGATCCCTCATGAGATATAATAGAGATCAGAATATACTACTTAAAGGTACACCGTGCTATTACTACCTCTTAAACACTTTACTAGGTCGAACTAGAGGATGATTATAGCTTTTAACTGCATTTTTGTAGTTTTCAACGTGAAAAACAGACCAAAAAGAGATAATATTGTTAACTAATAGGACTGTTTTATCATCATTTTTATCTGAGTCTTTCATCAAAATATCTGCAATTTTTTGACCATAAAAACCGTCCATGATATTACTTAGTAGCTTAGCGTAGTTTTCGGCACAACTCATTAACTGATCATTTGTAAAATCTTTAATGTCGGGTAAAAAACATTTTATACGAATATCTTTATCATCAATAATATCAAAAGTAATTGATCCAGTAATGTTTTCTTTTTCCTCTTTTTTATCTGTAGATTTTATTAAGCAATTTTTGATACGTGTAAATATGTTTAATTTCATTAATGTCGAGAAAAATTCCATTTTTTGTTTCTAGTCCAGGTGGAAGAAAAGTATAATAATAGATATTGAGAATTTCGTCACCCAAAAAAACATCGTACAAGATATTGGAGAATGTAAAATCTGTTTCGCCCAAGTAATACTCTATTATAGATTTCAAAACATTGTCCATAGATCCAAAATTTTTTTGCAGTTCTAATGAGGGTATTGTTGGGGTATCACTGAATATAGACAAAAACGAATATGACGGAACATTATCTTCTAGTGTTGGAATTAGCATTAGTAAAAATACATTAACTTGCATTTAATAGATCTCCAATAGACTTTAAACCCTTTTTAATATTCTGTCTCACGGCCTCTCTGGTAGTTCCATATTTAGACCCTATCTCAGATAGAGTTTGGTTATGAAAGTAATAGAGACGAATCTGTTCCTTTTGCTTATCTGTTAGAATATTACTAGTAAATAGTTCATTGACTAATTTTTGTCTATTGGATTCATATTCCATAGTCATTACTATATCAGATGGATCAGTCATATTTTTATCTTCAATCTGATCATCAAATCCTATATCGTCATTAGACTTAGTTCTGTTGATTGAAACAGATTTATTAGTCTTGTATTTATTTGTGATATAAGTTTTAAGAGCCCAAATAACACACTGATTTCTATAAGAATAGAGCGTTTTCTTTTTCCCAGTGTCTTTTCCAACTCTGTTTTCGTCCCATTTCCAATCAGCAGTAATTATAGAATTAACAATTTCCCCAAAAGCTTCTTCATTATTAATAATTTCCATAGCTAAAGCTGGGTAAAACTTGGGAGCTAACTTCCTAACAGCTTTCTGTGCAATAGTTCTGTATGTGCTCAGGCTTTCATATTCCATATTGGTTCCTAGTAGTTTCCTTAAGAGTAAAATTTTATCCTAATCGTCAATCATCTAACCATTTACTTGGTTAGTTTTTTCCATTGATCTGAATCTGGTCTATCTTTATCTCCCGGCTTAGCAGGTCTATATTTCTTTCCTTCTCTTTCTTTTTTCTTTCTAATATTATCCCATAGTCCAGGTCTTTTGGCTGTTTGTGCCTCAACAGGGTCAGATTCATCATTTGTCATCGACATAACCATCGAAGGGTCATTAGAATTTTCTACAGGCTCGTTCTCACTTTCTGAGAACATGACAAAATCGTGAATGTCACCCATCTGATCTTGCATAACTGCAATTTTAGCAAGAACCCATGCCTCTGTCAAGTGTTCTACTACTTTAGGATCATCAACAGAGTTATAAAGATGTTTAGCATGTATAGCTATTGACTTGAGGGCTGTTAGGGCCATGCCCAAGAACTCGTTAATATTTTTTTCTACTGGTTCCATATCTTCAGCCATGATAGGCAAATTATTATATTCAGTATTTCTAGAATCGTCATTAGAAAAGTCTGTAGAGACAGAAAGATATTTCGCGTTCTTTTTAATTGGCTGTCCTACAGACCAGTTCTCTCCCTTATTGATGGCTTTATATGAGACAACTCTGCCCATAGGTTCTGGGAAAATGTCAATTGCTTCTACTTCCCCTATGCTTCCGTAATAAGCACACGAAGCATCCATATTCTTAACCATATTGCCAAGACTTATATCTGAAATTTCTTGACTACGAGATAATTCTTGTTCGACACCTTGTAGCAAATTTTTAAATCTGTCCATTTTGTTTACCTTTTAGTTAAGCTTGTAATGTTAGGAAGTTGTCGATACCCATCTGTTCAATAAGTTTGAGATACCCCTCATATAATTTAATGCCGTTTTCACTACCTTGTAGTAATGGGATCATTATATTTGCTGTCATCTCATCTCCCACTGTTCTTGCAGCGACAATCGTTGCTCTTTCTGCAACAGACGCTTCTTTAACTGATGCTAGGTTATACTTAATCATCTCTAGCATATCATGCCTAGCCCAAGTCGGAGGAGAAACTATTAACGGCTGATAATCTGCATCAAAAAATTCTAATCTTTCTATATTAATTATAGAGTGATTATGTTCTTCCTCTGCATCGGCTTTGATAACTGCTGCAAGTTTTTTATATCCCCATCTTTCAAGATGTGCTGCTTGTGCAGATAGGGTGGTTGTTTGTTGCCAGTGTATATTTAAAGACTTCTTTAAAAGTTCTATTACAGTATCAGATGTGTAGCTATCCTGGGTCTGGGCTTCCGAACCTGGACTTTCTTCTATCTTCACTTCTGTCTCAACCTGTTCTGTGTTTTCTATTTCCATATCTGCTATGTTGTGCTGTTCAGATAATAATTCATCAATAGGTTTTTCCATAAAATCTTTCTTTATAAGTATTAGACTACCAGCTCTTACATGCCCAATAACGAGCTTTCCATTTTGGTCCTGGATTATCACATCTCATTCTTGCTCTAAAACTTTTTCTTCTTGCAGGAATATCTTTCTTGATTTCCATATTTGGGTCGCCAAAATTTACTTTAACAACATTACCTTTTTCGTTCTTGACATAAACACTAAATTTTTTCGGACCATCTGGGGTTCTAAAATATTTATTAAGAGTTACTTTTTTCCCCTGGTATTCTGATGCTACTATATGTGAAATGTCGTAATCTTCAGTTGCTTCTCCAGCATCTACATAATCTTCTTCTTTGGGAATAACTAAGTTTGATACTGTTAATTCCTCGGAATTTCCACATTCTTGACAGTCAAGATCTAGAGCAGCTATTACTTGATCAATTAAGCTAGGTTTTGATTTTTTGTCTGAATTTTGCATATAGTATCTCCTTGTAATTTAATTATACACAATTTATGACTTTGCTTGCAGAGCTTGACCAAGTTAGAGATTTAGCTGTTATTAATCCGTTCGGATTAGTTTGAACCCTATTTTTATATGCATATCGTAAATAGTCTATAATTTGATCAATTTGTTTTTGCCCAATTTTAGCCCAATTCCCTTGACCCTTAAAATATTTGCCGTCATTGGCCGGTTCAACACTATCTATGTCAACAAGAAAACAATTATCATTATTGCAAAACTCTGTGTGGGCTGAGTAATTACTAGCTATTACTGGCTTATTCATAGCCATTGTCTCCAAAAGCTCTAAATTCCATCCTTCTGCTCTAGATATATAAATTCCACAGTCAATATATGCCAGTAGTTTAGCTATATCATTATGTGACTGTAGGTGAGGGAAGAGCTTTACCTTGTCTTTGAGTTTACTATTTAGATACATTGCTTCCCACTGACTTCTTTCTTCTGGAGTAATATATCCATTGTCAGAAGAAGCATTTACCCACAATTCAAAATTTTCATTATTGGGAAAAGCTTTTTCAAAAATATCTAATAGTATATCATGACATTTTCTAATCTCCCATTTGCCTATTACGGAAAAGATATATGGTTCTGGCTTATTAGTTAAAGTATCTGTAATTTTGTAGTCAAAGATTTCTGTATCTACTCCAAGAGGAACCACATGAATAGGAGTTTTGATGTCATATTTAAGTAAAACATTTTTTGCCCATTCACTAGCGACAAAAATTTTATCACAACATTTAAAATTATGCTGTTCTACTTCATTAATAGTATCAAGTTCAAAAAAGGGAAATACATAATAGTTACCAGATCCAATTCTACTAGATAAATCCCAAGCGTGCCACATCTTTAACGATGGAGCTTTATGATTATAGGATAGTCTATTATTAAAAGACTTTTCTAATATATCAAACTTTGAACTATTAATAGAGAGTGGTGTTCCTATAGGAAACAGTGACACATCCACGCCCTGTTCTATTAGAGATATTAAAAGATTATATCCAGCAACTCCATATCCTGTATAGGTTACCGGCGATTGAAAGTTTAGTTGCATTTTTATTCGTAAATCTTGTTATGAGTATTGTTGACCTGTATGAACGTTGTTTTTTTGCTAAAGTCTTTTATCCTTGACGCTCCGACATATGTGCAAGAACTTCTTATTCCTCCAAGAATATCTTTCAAAATGTCTTCAGATGTTCCTTTATATTTGATGGTAACAGATTTCCCTTCGCTTGTTCTATAATCGGCAACACCATTATGGTATTTGTCCATAGCATCTTTTGAACTCATACCATAAAATTTAAGACTAATTTTACGTTTTTCTGTTTCATATCCTGGAGGAAATGGCTGCCAAAATTCTCCAGCAATGCCAGCTTTCGGGCACTTATACTCATATTGCCATTCTCCTTCGCAGCAGTCTGTACCAGCAAACATACTACCAAGCATAACAAAATCAGCATTAGCTCCAAAAGCTTTGCAAACATCTCCAACTACTTTGCATCCGCCATCAGAACATATGTGTCCACCTAGTCCGTGTGCTGCGTCAGCACACTCCATAATCGCAGATAGTTGAGGATACCCTATGCCCGTTTTTAATCTTGTTGTGCAGACTGAACCTGATCCTATTCCTACCTTGACTATATCAACCTTACCATGAAATATAAGTTCTTCAGTCATCTCTGGCGTGACAACATTTCCTGCCATGATGATAATATCACTATATAGTTTTCTAATATGGTTAACCGTTTTAACAAATTTCTCACTGTATCCATTAGCTACGTCAACACAGATATTAGGTAATCTCCTATTGGTTTTAAGAAGTTCCCCAAATACATATGTCATTTTTTCTATATCTAAGGAGCCTATGCCCGTAGAATAAAACGCTAATGTTTCTGGATTATTTGTAAAAAAGCTAACCAATACTTCTGGAGAATAATGTTTATGTAAACATGTTATAGCTTCATGTTTTTCTAGAACATTAGCCATACCTATTGTTCCAGTAGTGTCCATATTGGCTACAACAACCGGAACACAGTTTAGTTTTCTAGGAGAGTTGGCAAACTTAAATTCTCTATGAAGAGAAACTTCAGATCTGCTACTCAGTGTTGATCTTTTGGGTTTAATCAAAACGTCATCAAAATCCAACTTGAGTTCATTTATTATTTTTTGCATAATTCATTTGGAAAAGAAATACCATCTCCTATGTGTATCAATGTTCTCTGAACTATTAATATGTACTAAATACTCTTTGATCTCATCCCATGTAGAAAAAATCATCTGGTGTGGTATTGTTCCAAAAAGCCAATCGGGCGTTTCTTTTTTACCTTGTACCATATGAACAATTATTGGTTTCTTTTGTCTGTTTGCCCAAAAAATTTCTTCTAGTGTTCCGCATGGGTGGACAGTGATATCTAAATTAACAACCAGAAAATCACTTATGTCTACTAGTCTTAGGTCAACAGCCCTGATTGTTTTCATCATATGGGTAAGCTCATCATATCTTTCTTGACGTTTGAGCTTAGTTTTAATTAAGTGAGAGTCTTGGTCTTCCATACCTATGTTTGTTGGCTTACTAATAGGATTAAAAACTTCAACACCCATTTCCTCAAAGAAGGGGGTTATCGCCGCTCTCCATGTCATACCCCTGTCAGGAACTCTGTCCATAGCACCAGCCAGATAAACTCTAGATTTATTAAGTCTATTCATAGAAACACATTAAAAGGAATAATACAAGTAAAAAAAGCAACATGATAATCTCAATTCAAATTTGACCAATCTCCATCAAGCCTATTCCATTTAAAATCCATTAAGTTTTGAGATACTGAAAAATAATATGGATTAATCAAACCCCTGAGCTTATCAGATTTAATGGTGCTTGAAGCATCACTGTGATGCCTACACATTATACCAGGAGTTTTTTCTATTGTCCAGCCACGACTTCTTACTCTTCTCATAAAGTCTATGTCTAAGAAATAAAAAGGACAACAGAGCCAATCCCATTCCCCTACATCAGAGAGCATCGAAGTTCTGTATGCACAAAACAAATCTTCATTTTCCTTAGCATCCTGATGTACCCAGCCTGTTTTATTTTGGTCGGTAAAACTTTTTTTTGCATTTTCTAATAATAGCAAATCACCTCCAGAAGTTAATACCTCACAATCATTGTGCATGAATGTTATGAAGTCTGTCTGTTGTTCAATGCCTATTTTTCTGATCCAGTTGTATGTTTGTGCAGTGGTCAGAGGTACAGGAGGTCTGAGAACATGAAAATTAAAATCTGTTTCTTGAGCCAAGAGACTTTTCAACGATCCTTCTGCGCTATTATCTATAAAGATAGTATTATTCCAAAAATTTGGAACACTCTTAATTGCCAAAAGAGTTAAGTCAATCCTGTTTACATAAGGAATAAAGTGTAAATACTTCATCAGGAATGTTGTTTATTATAGTTGTAGATAAAAACGTCGTATCTTCCCCATAGATCTTCTATTAAATCTGAAATAAAATTCCAATTACCACCAGCTATTCCAGAACCAAACTTAGGAGCATGGATTTCTATCTTAGGACTATCTGGTTGACTGTTATAATTTTTAATAAATGTTGATACTAGACCCATAGATCTTACTAATGCCGCATAATTTAAGCACCTTCTGTGATTCTTATCCGGTAATCCATTTTGAGCCATCATATTAGCAAAGAATAATTTATGACCATATTTATTTTTTACAGATACTTCTATGAATTGAGTGTGTCCAAAGTTATTTCGAAGAAAAGTTTTTCCTAATAAATGGTAATTTTCTTTTACTATTGGATAATGATTTGATACGGCAGCAGCAAATCCTCCACTAAAAACATCTATATTATTACAGACATGGGGGATAATGACTGAACTGCCTAGTTTTTCTGAGGATACTCTTTTTAAAATTCTTTCAAACAGATCATCGTTACTCAAATGATAAGTTTTGTGGACATTTGCTAGGTTTCTTGTTTGCATAAAAGCTCCTTGTTTCTCTTATAGTAAGATGAAACTTCTGAGAAGCAATTTGCTGTTCGTACATACTATTATTGTATAATACTATAGTCTTTCGTCCCAATATCCATCTGGATAGTTGTTATTGTATATCTCAAATTTTACGTATGCAATATAATCATCAATTATCTCATAATTATTGACCGGCATGGCTCTTACATAAGAAACAAGAGGATTCCACCATTCTACATATTCTTTTAAGTTGACTTGATACGATCTTTCTTCCTCTTGTTCCACAAAAAACCAAGTCCCAGTATCCGTTTCTGGAGGTATTTTAATGTTAGACTTTCTAGTTAACCAATGATGAAAACTTTCTTTGTCTATAAGCCAACAATCATATAGTTCTGATGTTGTTAGATCTATTATTTCAGCATTATTTATTTGGATTTTCATTTTTTCCTCATGCAAAAATTGATGCAAACCTTGAATTGTTTAAAAATTTAGGAGCCAAAGGATGAATTTGCTTATTATTATTTTTATCTATATAATTTGAGACAATATCGTGTGTTATTTTTTCTAGGTCAAAATTATTTTTTTTTGTTTTGAAGTGCTGCGAGAATTCTTGGTGAGCAAAACATTCCCACTTGGTTCCATTGTCTATATTGTTTGTCATAGAAGAAAGATGCCATCCTCCCAAGCCTTCCAATATGTTTATGTCTTGAATAGGTGCTTTATAGTTGTTATATACTGGTTTTTTTTCTTCATCATCAAATCTAAATGAAGAGCCTGCTACATGACCTAATTCATATGGCTGTTTAGAAAAAATAATTCTTCTATAATCGGCAGCAGTTATTTTTTTCATGTTGTCATAAGATGTAATGAAAGCCTTAACCCATAAATTTATATCTGGACTACTTTCTAATCCAACACTACATTTAAAATATAGGTATTTTAAGTAATTAATAGATTGAAAATTTTGAGTACCGTCTAGTATGGATATATTTTGAATTTCATCTAAATCTTGAAAGCATATCACATCGCCGCTTTGAGCCAAACCCAATACAGAATCTTGCAAAATCTTTTTATGGTAAAACTCTGCTACCCATCTGTTTTCAGTAGATTTAAAGTTATTGTGCCCAATAAAGTTTCCACTATAAGGTTTTGGTAAATCAGTAATTTTTACATATATTATTCTATGTTTATGCTTTGCAAATATATCTTGATACTTTTCAAAAAAGAATGGTTTAGAAATTCCGCTATACGTAGTGTCAGCCTCCGCCAGCACCACATAATCAAACCATTGAAGATCATATTCTATTCTGGCTTCTAGAAGCCAGATTTCATTATTCATGGTAAGACAGTTATATTTTTTCATTTTAAAAGCAGGTTTTTAACCTAAAAATATTATAAGCATTAATGCAATTTTGTTTCATGGTTTCTATTTTATCAACAGAGATTGATTTTAATATTTCAAAAACATTGTTTAAATCATTTGTAGATATAGTAACTGAGAAGTCGTCCCAATTATAGCCTTCAATATTTGGTCTGATCCAGTCGTTTTCAAACAGCACTGGGATAGATCCAATAGCCATACTTTCCCAAAGCCTAATAGTATTCAGGCCGGTTCCTTCTGGACACAAACTAAATACAGAATCAGATAATACGGTGTTGTATTCAAAGGTCTCAACCTCTTCTAGACTAACCTCATACTCTGATAGCGTTTGTTTTTTTATTTGTTTTTTGTACACATTATTATTAAAAAACCATACATCTTTTACCTTAATGTAAACCTCATCATTATCTTTTAATGTTTGATATAGCTGTTCTCTTATGTCAGACGGATACCATTTGTTATGTGCTCCTATAAAAGAGCATAAATATTTTTTTTCTTGATTTTTTTTGATTTTGATTCCTTTGTTTCTATTAGGATTCTCTATATTAACTGCACATATATGCCATGGAAATAGATTTATTCCTTCTAGAGAGAGACTGTATGATTTTTGTTTTAAATGCGACAGATGAATATTTCTAATTCCAATTTTTTTCCAAAATCCTAACAGTTTATTCCAATTTATATGCTGACAGACTGTGTGCGTATTTTTATTGGATGGAATTTCAATCTTATCAAATATCTCTTCCAAATAATTTTTACAGCTAGGTTCATCTAAAAAATCATCGCATTTAGAAAATTGTCTTTGTAAAGTATCTATTATATTTGCCCATGAGCAAGCAACGTAAAAATTATCTACAAAATTATAATTATCTATATTGCTATGGTTATAAAAAGATTGCTTTTCTGTTATTGCCGGGAATTGCCAAGGAACAGATTTAACTTCTAAAATTTTACTATCCTCAGAAACACTAACTCCAATATTGTTTATTTCTTTTTTAAATTCACTACTTTCTTGTCGAGTTTTAGCTATTACTAATTGTTTGGATGCTATTTTAGAAGACAAATAACTAAAACTACTAAAATTTGATCCTATTATCTTGGATGTTTTGGATAATAAAAATAAATCTACTACAGCATCATCTTGATGATATTTAGGCTCATGTACAAAAACACTATTAAAGAACACTTTTTCTTGATTATAAATTATTTTGTTTCCATATCTATTTATAAATTTTCTGTTTGTCTCTTCACTATCTGTTGATAAGAAAAATTTCACATCAGGATTTTTATCGATCTCTTTATCCAATAAATAAAAAAAACTTTGATCATCAGATATTTTAAATTTATCTTTAATCCTACTATTCCATGCGTCTCCCCTTCTTACGTGCACGCCAACCGTATTATTATCAAAAGTATTGGAGACCGCATCTATTTTGTCTTGTATCCACTGAACAGGGTGTAGGAGAGAATAAAAATGGTTTTGTTCTTTAAAAAACTTTGGCATCATATATTCTAAACAGGAATCTCCTTCGTAACAAAAGTCTTCTGTCATAATTTTGTAGTATATGTTTTTCTCAGAATCAAAAAAAGTATAAGACAGACCATTTTCTTCTTTGTTGATACTAGATTGTAAATTAAAAATTTTTTGACCTTTTGCAGAGAATTCGTCGCTGTCTATAAAATTAACAGACTGGTTGGTGTTGAATAGGTCTGTAAATTTATCGTCCGACCAACCTTGTCCTTTTTCCCAACAAACAAATAAGTTTTTTCCACAAGATTCACTTAAGCTATAAAAAGAATTGACAGTTCTGATTCGGTTGGCTAATCCATTCTGAACTTTTATATATATGTTTTTTCTATATTTTTGTGGTATTGAATAATGAGTTATGGCTAATTTTTTTTTAGTCAAAATAGCAGATTGCTGCTCTTGGATTGCTTTAGTTGTAATCTCACAACTACCCCAGCCAGTTTTTGAACAAATATCCTCTGCTTTAGCAATATAATCAGAGGCCAAAACAAATTGATCTTGATTTAGAAATACCTTAGATAATCCTAAGCACGCCCAAGGAGTCTGACCAATTCGTAATGCCTTTTCGTAAAGTGTTATCTTTTCATGATCTCTATCATCTAGACAGTTGGCATATCTTATTAAGAGCTTAAAATCTTGTGTATCTTCTGTAACTATTTGTTCATATATACTTCTAGCTTCGACGTGACGACCACTCAATTGTAGTTCGTATGCTTTTTCTTTTTGTTCTGTTATATTGTTCACAAAATAATAAAATCCTAATTTAGACTAAAGTATTCAGCAATTAATGTTTTTCATTATTCTTAGGAGGGACATTCCTGATTTAAAACTTTTTCTAGCCAGTCGTTGATAGAACATCCTATAATATTTTTTGTATTTAAAGACATTATTTGAATGTCTATTTTAGAAGCTTCTGTCTCTTTACAAGGATATACAAAAGCCAATCCTCCAATATTATTAATTTCAATAGGGTCATATGTTCTAACATTAGATAAATGTTTGTGGTAGCACTTGATAGTGTTGCACGGATTGTACAAATTCCATCCGTATATACTCATAAGATAAGCAAATTTATTATCACAACGAAATTGTCCAGTAGGTATATCTAATTTAGGTAAAAAGTTTATATTTTGAATATGATCCCCGTTTATTGCCCAAACATCCTGAGACCAATGTGGATTTGGATGAAGTTTTATAGAGTTTAATAGATCTTCATATCTAGATAAACAAATAATATTATTTGGTTCTGTTAAATAATCTGGTATTTTATTAATTGATTCATCAAAATAAATATCAGCATTAGAAAATAAAGAGATAGTGTTTGAAGAAGAGTGTTCGATCCAATTTTTATACGTAGGCATTTTATCTAAACAAATAAAATTTAATTTATTACAATGTGGATGAAGTTCTTCGTTTTCAAAAAAATGATAAAAATTAGAACTTTTTGTTTTTTGGTCTAAAAAGATATTGATTTGATTAATATAGGGATTTTTTAAATTATTAATCAGACAGGAATCTAATTCGAATTGTCTTTCTCTAGAATTGGAAATAAAGTAGGTTGTATATAGGTTAATTTTCATTAACATATCCATAAAGGGTTTTAGAGACGAGATTTGTATTTTTATATATTCCACTATTCACAAGCTCATCGCAATATTGTTTTACACCAGGATAATTTGGATGTCCATAATCATGAAAAACTACTAAACATTTATCTTTTAAATTTTTAGTGGCTAATTCAAATTGTATTTTACAGTCTTCATATGAGTGGCTTGTGTCTATAAACAGCATTCCCAGATTTTTTATTATTAGATGATTTAGTATTATGTTTGCGTTACCAGATATCTGTATTGCTTTTATGTTATTTTTTTCCATATTGTGTTTCCATGCGTTATGTTGCTCTTCTGACCATCTACTTATACAAAAGAGTTCGCCGTTGCTTTTTGTTTGTTTAAGTCCAAGGCCCAAACACACGGAGCTTAAACCCTTAAAAGATCCTAGTTCTAAAATATTTTTGCCTTCAGGTAAATTAGAGGCTAGATCAAAGAGAAGTTGTGTCTCGACATGCTTATGCATTAGTCCTTCTGTTTCTTCTATAATTTGTTTTATATTATTATAGTCCATATTTAAATTTTTTCTAGATTGTAATAATTTGTTAGGATCAATCGTAATATTATATTTTTCATCTGCTTCTATAATAAGATGATTATAGTTTTGAGCCATCTTAAAACAATTTCTAAAATTATAACATATTCTATTATGTGGGCAAAATTCTATAATTTTTGTTTCTGAGTTACAAAATATAGTATTAACAAATAATGATCCATGTGCCCCTATTATAGTTTTAGCATTACAAAAATATTTTACGATATCTTTTAACGATTCTTTACCGGTCAATATAATAAAGTCTTTTTTTGTTAATGATTCAATAACTTCTTTTTCATTAAGAACGCCCCTAGATCCTGCTTGAATATGATTTCTGCTTAAATATAAATTATACTTAGGTTTAATATCTTGTATATCAAAATATTTAAAGTATTGATTTAACATCCATAAATATGCTTCTTTGTCCATTTCTGTAGGCACTGTTGGAGATATTGAATAAATTAGTTTTGAAATATGTAAGCTATTATTTAGGATCAAATCTTTTTCTGTAATAGCTCTATTAGTCAAAATAGATAGATGTTTTATAAAGTCTATTATATTAGAATATTCAGAGACTATAAATTTAATATTTTTATCATGTAGCAATTCTCTTATAGGATACAGTCTTTGAAAGGTATCAAATAAATGACCAAAAGCATAATATCCAAAAGGATGAGTTAAATCAATACAGGTGTCCCTGACCTCTGTAAAATCTGTATTGAAAGATTCTTTATTATATCTTTTTAAAATAGCCCCTGTTCTTTTACTCACCTCTTGATTAAATAAGATGTCGTTCTTATAGTATTCACATATGCATTCTGGTTTCCAGAAAATTTGTTCATGAAGAGTAGACTCTATTATCTTTTGATTTTTATCAAATATAATACCATCTAACATAAAGACATCATTAAATGAGTATGCCAGTTTTTCATGCCCAAAATAATTATGTCGATTACAATCTAAAAAACTGTATGATTTTTTCTTAGGTAAATTGAATTGGATTGTCATGGTAGTAGATCCTTGACATCTGTGTCGTATACAAACCAATCCTTGGGACTTTTGTAATAAGTACTATTACCAAGTATGTATGCAATATGACTAAAGCCGCTAGGAGACCCAACGACAATATCTGCATTAACCATGTGATAAAAAATTTCTGTAGCTGCTTTATCTATAAGAGAAATAGGAGCAAACTCATCTAACGTACTTAAATCTTCTATGTTAGGTTGAGAAGCTATGTAGATATTATATTGTGTAGTCTGAGAAGACACAATCTGTTTGATGGCATTGTAGAAATAACTAATGGGCAAAATTCTTCCTGGTATTCCAATAGCGTCTCCTCTTCTGATATGTACAATCAAATTATTGTTTGTGTTATATGGGTTTTTATTATGATAAATTGGTCGTAAAGCATTTTTATGTTTTTTGTAGAATTTTAGTAGTAATGGTTTATTATCTACATTTTTAAGTAATTCGTTAAAAATATTAGAATCTTCTACTAGATTTAGATCTAGATTGTATATGGTCTGTGTTTCAGTAAGAGAAGATATGTCTTCAGATTTATTTATTTTTTTATTTATTGCTTCTGGTTTTTGTTGAAAGCAATATTTTTGTTGAGCATAGTCTAATTCGTATAGAGAAGAGAAGGATAGCACGTCCTCAAACTGTGCAGAAGCTCCTGCGAAAGGAGTATATACCAGTTGAAGATCGTAAAGTTCGCATATTACTAAAGCAGAAAAATAGTTATTTACTTGGTGGCCTATTCCTGCTCCTCTATTATGATTAATACAAAAATAGTTTTTCATTTTGGGCCCTTATAATCAATCAAATTATAATTAAATGCGTCAAGTTTGTCTTGAGCTCGTTTCATATCCTTCCACCCAGTCCAATCAGGGCTTTCATAACAACGAACCCATTTTTCCATTCTTACTTTTCCTTCTTCGCTCCACCTAAAGTGATGGGTCTTTCCAGAATCATTTATTTTTATGCCAAACTCGTCAATAAGCTTTTTATCTATGTAATGATGGCCACAACCAACAAATTTATAGTATTCTTTTTTAATTAAGCTAATCTTTGGCATTACAAATAAATTTTCATTATGTCTTGGAAATTGCTCGAAAATACTCTGTGTTGATAGTATCTCTTTAGAAGACGATCCGTCTTCAGGTATTCTTTCTAAAGTATATCCAGATAAAACATCAAATAAATTTTTTTCTAAATAATCTATACTTAATAAAACATTATTCTCTTTGTACTCATGAAATTCATCTGTGTCAGCCGGTATTACATAATCTATATCCTGTTTAGTTTCTAATAGTTCTTTTGTTCTTTTGACACCAATTCCGTCGTCTAATACATGAGGCCCAATGTTGTATATGATTTCTGGATATTTCTTTGTTGTCTTATCTACAAACTCTTTGAAATTTTCCTCATCTTCTGAGAACCTATAGCTAAAGTTAGCAATAAATAAATTAGCTCCGACTTTTTTATAATAGTCAATAAAGTGATCTATTAGATAGTCATCATCTTGACAACAACGAAATATAACAGCAACTCTTTTCACGTATACCTCCAGCAGATATGATCGTCATAAAAAATTTCTCTATTTATTTCTTTTGCATATTCTTCTACTGCTTTTTTAACATCACTTACCTGAGTATCATGTCCTGCGATAGTACCACCTTCTTTCAGTTTGGGATACCAATGTCGTATGTCCTCTAAAACGCTTTCGTAGTCGTGTGATGCGTCTATAAAAATAAAATCGATACTCTTGTCCTCAAAGTCTTTAGAGGCTTGAGTCGATAATTTTCTTATGATTTTGACCGAATATAAAACATCTTTCATATTAGATATAAATTCATCATATACATCAATATTTTTCAGACCCCCACTTATGTCTCCTTGCCAAGAGTCTACACAATAAAAATTAATTTTTTTCTTGCTATTTATTATTTCTACTGCCATAAATGCAGCAGATCTTCCTTTCCAAGACCCAACTTCTACGAAAACAGCCCCGTCTTTCGCATTATATACAGCATCTCTATAGAGATCCCCGAAACTAAACCATCCTTCGATTTTGTTAAAAAAATGTTCCATTATATTATATATCTTTATTTATTATCATTTCTTCTGAAAATGTAGAGATAACGATAGTATGAATATCTTTTGTAAGATTCAAATCAGATAATGTATACCAAATATAGTCTACAGAATTTTCATATGGAATCTCGAAAGGTATTAGCGCCACTTCTATGTCCCAAGAATTGTCTTTTTTGATACGGTAATATTCTACTTTTCTAAGTTCTGATGTTGACATATTAAAATAATCCTATTTGTATTCTATTTTTGATATGGTTCCTATAAAATATAGAAAACCACAGGGTTTTATGACTTTAGTTACCGTCCAGTCAGCTTGTTCTTTGGCAGATGACCTATCGAAATCTTCTTGAGATACTCTTATGAGAAGTTTACTTTTGAACTCTTTTCTTATTTTTAAAACTTCTCTTTCATAATAACACCAACAATCCCACAGGTCTTGAATTGATTTTTCAGTATCATCGACAATTAATTCAATCTTTCCAGAATATGGTCCAACGTTTTGATAAAGTCCCATGACTTCTGCACTACCAATGATACATATTTCTTCATAAATAGTTTCAGAATCTATGGGTATTTTTTGAATATTGCTATATTTAGTTTTGGAAATGTCTGAAAAGTTGAGTTTGTTAAATGGAAGTATTTTTTCTAAAAATGTTTGGTATATAAATTCACCATAAATTTTACTGCCAAATTCTAAAGTATGAACAGTATCTCTATATAAATTTTTTGTCGGTAAGTCTTTAACTCGTTCTCTAAGATCAATATATGGAATATTGTATTTTTCAGCGTAGGTTATTGCTTGATTATACATATCTATTCTTTTGCTTGTCATATGTTCTTCAGATCCTGACAAAAACAAAAAAATAATTTGACAATTGTTATTGATAAACTTATCTCTAAATGTATCTAAATATACTATAAGCTCTGATTCTGAAGGAATGTAACCTGTGCTAAACCAATCAATGAAACAATAATTAGGATTTCCGGATAAAACATCGTCTATAAAACACATACCAGCGTCTCTTATATGAAGAGAACCATATGCGTATTTAGTAATCTCAAATTTTTGAATAACGTCTAATGCCTGAAAAATATCAACATATCCTCCTTTCTGTCTAGTTACTGATGCTCCAAAAAACGCTAATCTAATAGGCGCTTCTATTATTTGATCAAAAATATCCGCAGGTCCATCAACTGAAGACCCCAAATACTTTTCTTCCATTTTATCCATAAAGACTCCTTAATTATCTTATGTGTGATAAGTATTCTAGAATTTGTTGATATTTTTTTTCTTTTATCCAACGACTATGTTCTGGTGTGGGTTGTTTTAACCATTCAAAAACCATGAGAGAAGCATCTTCTAAAGATTTTTGATAAACTTCGGGAGCCCAACTATATTTGGCTTGTGTAGTACGATTACAAATAAAATAATTTTTATGCTTACTTATGATTTTGAAATTTTGCAATTCAAATGAGTTGTTCCAAAGTTCGCTATTCAAACAGCATTGTTTGTGTAATTCTGTTAATAAATACGGATGAAATTTAGTAGTAGAATGGTTTACTCTTGTATTATTGTCGTGAGGGACATGATATATAGTATTGAGATTAAATAATTTTTTGTGTAGTCCGAGCAATAGTAGTCTTGAGGTAAAATCAGAGTCATCCCAGCCATAGTCTATAATAATTTCATTATATCCATTAATACTAAAATAATCATTTATATCTAAGTATATAATTCCATGAGTAAATTTTTCATTATCATCTCTTGCACATAAGTAGTCGCTAACGTAAAACTCTCCTGATTTTATAACATGTTTATCTAAAAATTTTTGATCTGTTATGTTGATATCTGTATCAAGTTTTAATATCTTGTTGTATCTGCAAAATTTAGCTCCTAGATTTTGAGCGTATGACCTTATGTAGTTAGTCTCGTTTTCTACTCTAACATATCTAATTTTATCATTATTGAATTTCTCTAGTATGGAAAGAAGAGATTCGTCCGAACACCAATCTACTATTATAAGTTCATCAATACCAGAAGACAGCCAACTTCCAATATTTTTAATTAGATGTGATGTTCTATTTTTTATACATACTAGTGCTGTTGTTCCTTCTAGTATTTTTTCATTACAGATATTATTTTGTCTTTTAGGATTATTTATTTTGTATTTTTGTTTAGTTAAGTTTAAAGAATTTATATGTTGATAATCAATATAAGGATTATATATTAATTTTTTATCATATTCGTTATGAGTATTAAGTATATTATATCTAGGATATTCTTGTTTGTATAATATAATTTTAAAAGGTTCTATTATTTTGTTTTCAGTGTTTAGTAAACAGATTTTTATTTTACGACAATTTATATTACATTTAAAAATAGCTATATCTTTACTATATTTGAAATTAGTATTCAAAAAAACATTTTTTTCGTGAACCCATGTGTCTCTATCTGGCAACAGATAAGAAATATTAAGTTTTGTGTGTCTTGAATTTTTTGTAATAATTTTAATTTGTTGTATACTGTATGAATTTTCAAAGTGAAAAGTAATTGGACTCATTTCTTCGATATTGTCAGGAGCCCAAAACCCTTCATATGTAGAGTCTAGAGAATCTATTCTATTATGATTTGCAGAACATGTAATCTGACTTGGGTTAAGGAGGATTTTTTGTAACATAACTAAGCTCACTTAAAAAGCATATTAAAGTTTGGAGTTTCGCAATTTCTCATTTTGTGGAAAAAATTATCAGCAAAATACTTTTCAGCATCAATACTGATTTCATATCTTGTAAAAATAGCTTCTAAAGTATCTATGAATTTTGCTCTATATTTTTTTGCTAAGTCTATATGATCTTGTCTAATTTTGTTTGGGTCTTTTGGATTGTTCACAGAGTATTCGACTGCCAAGGATATTTGTTGTGGATTATCTTCACATATAATTGAATTATATTCGTTATACCAGACATCTCTTCCTCCATAAGAATGAGTAGAAACTACTGGTATCCCACATAATAGATATTCGCTAGAACTAAAACATGCTCCTTCTTTATAAGATAAGATTAAACCAGACCGTGCCTGATTAATTAATTTTGGCATATCTTGATAAGGAATTGGTTCTGTCGGGCAAAAAATACTATCAGGCATTTTATAGTCTACGTCATGGTAGTGGTTCGATCCAGAAGTTATCAGTGCTAAATTTTTAACATTATTAGCCAGATAATGTCTTTTAAATTTAGATTTTCTAGATATTAATATAGCATCGTATAATTTCTCTACAGGATTTACGGAAAAAAGATTTTCGTCTAGCCAGCAATTATGGTTAATAATTTCTCCAACGAAACCATATTTGTATAAAATAGATTGTTCTAAAGCAGAGTTAAAAAGAAAAAAGAAATTGTTTTTGTTCAGTTTTAAATTTTCGAATATGTCGTTGTACACCTTGGCAAACCAATCATCATGAAACCATCCACAATACACAAAGAAAAAATCGGTATCTTTAATTTTGTTTTTATATTCGTTTAACCAATTATAGTTATGCATTATGTTTTCAATAATGTAAACATTTAATTTTTCACTTTTATAATAATGTCGAAATGGTATGTCTGGACTAGGCCAAACATATGGTGATTTATATATCATGTATTGGATCCTTTTTTTAATAAAAACAGATAAGTTCGTTAAAAGCTTTGTATGCGTTCAATGCATTCATTTGCATATTCTTTATTTGTTCCGGAGTAATAGAAAGCAAAATATCTAGTGTTTTTGAGTATTCATTCATAGGTATTCGTATAGAAAAACTTTCCCATTCGTATTTATTTAACTTTGGTGGTTCCCAGGTGTCTGAGTATATTACGGGTATTACTCCTACTGACAGACTCTCCCACACCCTGAGAGTATTGGGGCCAGCACCTTCTGGACAGAGAGAAAAGATAGAATTACTAAGTATTTCATTATATCTCTTTTGTTGAGACTCTAAGATCTGATTATCTTGATAAGTCCAGGGCATATTTTTTGTTTGGTAATCAAAAACATATTTTTGATAAAACCACTTGTCTGTTAGTTCGTATATAAATGGATACTTTTCAGATTTTAGATTTTCACAATAATCTTTAAGTTGGTATCTAATTTGAGATTTGTGAGCTATTGTCACCGATCCAATGAATGAAAACAAATATTTTTTATCATATAAGTTATATTGCATATTACTATGTTTAAAATTACTAGCAGTTAATTTCCAAGGATGTATTCGTATATTTTCTATATTAGACGTTTCTTTTTTATAATGAGAAACATAAAGATCCGTTATTCTTAATTTTTTGCAGATAGGGATTATTCTATCCCAGTGGATGTGCTGACACACTGTGTGTATATTTTTATCTTCTATTTTTTGTATGTTTAATTCTGCTTTTGTTAGAGTATCAAATACATCTTCTGTGTCTTTACCATATACCGTAGCATTATCTATCAATGAAGCCCATGGAAATCCTATATAGATATTAGAAGGATCTTGGGAATTCATGTATAGGTGTTTAATATAAGCATCTTTTTCTGTTGTAGCAGGATGTTGCCACTTCATGTCTTTTGTTAAGAGGATTACGTTTTCTTGCTCAAAGTTCAAACTATAACTAGGTCTTCTCTTTGATTCTCGGTAGTCAATATGTACGCAAAAAATATCTGGATACAAATTAACAAAATCTATATTACTATAAACTAAATTATTTTTAAGTATTCTGTCACAATTTTCATAGCCTAGAAATAAGTTAGTATTAATTTTATTGATATTTTTAAGATTATCTTTAAAAATCCAACAATCTTGTGAATATATGTGATTTATTTCTATAGAGTTTTCTTTATAAAGTTCTTTGCTATTAACAATATCTCCGTCTTTGGTTTGATCTTTTCTCGTCAAAGCATACATTTTTGTGTCATCAAATTTACAAGATTTTAATATCTTAATAGAATCTAATAAATATATGTCAGAGTTAGTTAAAATTTTAATATATTCTGGATAGTGTTTGGAAGAATAGTCTATCCAATATTTATATGTTAGTCTTTCTTCTATTGGAGATGTTGAAACTTTTTCCCAGTGAGCTGGTTTAGATTTTAAATTATCTTCACTATTTTTTTCATAGAAGATATGTATTTTATCGATATGTTCATTATCTATGTTTTTTAGTATACATTTAAATCTGTCCCATTCTGTAGACTCGTCAAGATACCACTGTAAAAATACTATTATTTTATTATCTTCTGGTGCATCTAGTATGTGATGAGAGAGTGGATACATTTTACTTTGAGAGTAATATTCTCTTTGTTCATATTTACCATGAGACAAATAATGTAATACAGCTTGGTTTTCGTTCACTATTCCTGCATTGAGAAGATCTGGATGAATACTAAGATAATATTTCCAGTCAAAATTTTTAGGTAGATTTTTATTATACATTATTCTATTTATTGAATACCATTATTGTATTTTTAAACCACCACAATTGTGATGATTCTCTTAGTCTTTTTGATAGATCTTTATCGTATAAGAGTCCTTGTTCTTTAATAAGAGATATTATATGCTCATTTGATCTAAGGTTTACATGACCATTTCCAACTTGTCCTGGTATTGCCCAACTTAGTATTAATAATTGACCAATATGTTTAGTAATATTTTGAATAAATATGTTTTCGTATTCTTTAGGAATATGTTCGCCAACTTCAAGACTTATAACACAATCATATTTTGTGTTGAGGTTAAACTCGTTTGATAGGTCTAGGCTTTTACACAGACCTTGAGTCAGCTGTATCGTTTCTGGATTACCATCAAAACATTCGCACTTGATATGATTATCATTCAAAAATTTTGCATACAGGCCCATTCCGCAGCCAAAGTCTACGCAGTCTTTAATAGATTTTTCTTTGAGTATAGAAAGTATTTCTTTAGATAATTTTTTGTCGAAGTAGTGTTTATCTTCAACAACCCCACTCCATGCTCCGTTATCCTGTATAGAAAATTGCATATTAATATTTTTCTCTAGCTAGTTTCTTGTTTTTTTCCAGGCTCTCAAATTTATTTTTTATCTCATAGTTAGCAACCCTAAGATCATCTCCATGAGGATTATGATATATGAAAAAAGGAATTTTTGACATTATTTTTTTTGTTTTCAATTTTGACATCCTAAAGTATAAATCATTATCGTCTCCACCCCATCCCGTTAATTTTTCATTATATCCATTTACAGAATCAAATAATTTTTTAGACATAAAAACTATACCCCAATGTTCTGGAGTAACATTTTCACAACAATAAAAACTATCGTCAAGATCCTTAGTCATATTCTCAAACATGAGAGGAAGATTATCATTTACTAGTATATGATCTATGTCTAGTTTAAGAATATAGTTATTTTTACAATTATTAATTGCTATATTATAAGCAGCTGGTTGATTGAAATATTTTTCATTATCTACTCTAATAACTTTAATATTGTTTTTTGAAGAGAGAAGATTTTTGATTTCTTCATTTTCTATGATAGGAGGAGAGGACGACCAATCAACAAGAATTATGTCGTCAAATATATCATGACGACACCATGAAGAAAGACAGTCATAAACTCTGTCTGTTCTATTCATTACTGTTAAAGCAATAGATATTCTATTCATGATTTTATCAAATACCAGCTAGAGTCTGAGAAAGTATGTAGATTTATTTTTCGTTTAGCTATGAATTCATCAATTGCTAATTTTGTTCCTGGATGTACGTCTGAATAGTCGTGTCCAGACAGTATTCCTCCATTAATTATCTTAGGATACCATGTCTCTATATCAAATTTTACATATTCATAATCATGATTACCATCAATATATACCATGTCAATAGAATTGTTTAAAAATTTTTTAGAAGCTTGTTCAGAAGATTCTTTTAGTTTAAGACATTTTTTATCTTCTATAAATGGTTGTAGTCTACTGTCAAAAGTTTTTTCATATATTGGATCTTGATTCCATGGGTCTACGCAATACATTTTTTCAATTAACTCATATGCCAAGAATATAGTTGTTGATTCTCCAAGGTGAGATCCTATTTCTACTAATGTTGAAATTTTAGATCTCTCTTTTGAAATACTATTCATCATTCCAATTAGACCCATAACTTGATAACAATCTAGTGGGTTCCACCATGGAAAAAATCTAACAGACATATATTGATTAATGTTCATACTTTTCCCATTTCTTAAGGGGACATTCCTGATCTGCCCAGGCTAGTTTATTCATAAACTCTTTCTTCTGAGACAGATTACATCCACAGATAGAACACTGATTGTTTTCTCTATCAAACTGATCACAAGAGATACAGATGCTCCACCTTCGATCTATTTCCTTTTGTGGAGACTTTGGAAATCCAGACCAAATATGAAACCATAGAGATTTAAGAAAGGTTTTTATTTTGAGTAGCTGAGTGTACATTAGTAATATTTTTTATGGGATAGAAATTATTTTCTTTATCAATAGAGTAAAGACTAGATTCATTAACAACAGTATTGCCTTTGAGCCAATTTAAAAATCCTGTATTTAGATCTACACAACACCTATCTCCATTTTTCTTAAAATCACACGTAACAATATATGATCTGTCTAGATAGATAAAGCAATCAGCGTTTGAGAGTTCTTCTATGTATTTTTCCATGCTTATTTATACTTATCTAGTTCTTCTTCCCAGTCTTCCCAAAGTTCTTCTTGAACCATATCTGTTTTTTTAGATCTAAATTCATTCTTTATCTTATTTCTAATTCTTAGATCTTCTGAGCTTTCTTTTTGGACTGGTCCTGATTTCTTTTTGTTGAAATTCTGTCTACGAATAGACTTACGATCTTCGTCGTCTCTGTTTCTTGGTTCGGACATGACTACAAACAAGGCTCCTGAAATCAAATTGTTAGCGATACACAAATATAATACACAGATCGAGCTGTCTGTCAATATACTTAAGTGGATCAACTCTAAAAATTTAACGTCTTGACAGAGGTAAAAATTCTCTTATGTATTATGCAGGTCGAAATGAATAACTCTTAGATACTAATAACACCAACTCTAATACATATCTCTATGCATAATACAACTCTGGTTACTGGTATATGGGATCTCGGAAGGTCTAATCTTGATGAGGGATGGTCGAGAAAATTCGATCATTATATTGATAATTTTAAGAAACTATTGGAGGCTACTAAAGACACTAATCTTTGTGTTTTTATAGATAAAGAGCACGAAGGAATAGTGTGGGACATAAGAGATAGGTCTAATACAGCGGTAATACCTACTCCAGTATCTCATTTTAATAGTAATTTCTTTCCTTTCTATGATGAAGTTCAAAAAATAAGAACAAATCCGGAGTGGTTGAATCAAACAGGATGGTTAAAGGATAGTACTCAAGCAAAAATGCCTTGGTATAACCCAATGGTCATGAGCAAAATGTTCATGCTGCATAATGCTAAATGTTTTGATATCTTTAATACAGATTATTACTACTGGATTGATGGTGGGATTACTAATACTGTTCATCCGGGATATTTTTATCACGATAAGGTATTGGATAAGATAGAAAAAAATACTAATAAATTCTTATTTATCTGTTTTCCATATGAGACCACTTCTGAAATTCATGGTTTTGATATAAATGGAATGAAAAAATTTGCTAAGTCAGATACCGTAAATAGGGTTGCCAGAGGAGGATTTTTTGGAGGACATAAAGAATATCTTTCTTATGCAAATGATATGTACTATGGTCTCTTAAGAGATACTCTCCATGAAGGATATATGGGTACTGAGGAAAGCATCTTTACTCTTATGACTTATTTAGATCCAGATATATTCCAATATGAATCAATTAATGATAATGGTCTTGTTGGAACGTTTTTTGAAAATATGAAAACGGATGTAGTATCTAATCCACAGAGTAAAAAACAAGCCATACATGAAAATAATGATATTGTAATCTATATCAATGCATTTAATTCTCCAGAACAATTACAAATGGTCTGTGATTCTTTTGAAAAATATGATAAGAGCTTCCTTACAGACACAAAAATCTATCTAATTAATAATACAAATAAGGAAGATCTATTTCCAGCTTATGATGCAATATCAGAAAAATATGGTTTTACAGAAATAAGAAAAGGAAATATAGGAGTTTGTGGTGGTCGTCAGTTAGCAGCAGAACATTTTGCCGAATTGAAATCAAAATACATGTTATTCTTTGAAGATGATATGTTGGTAGATTTAAATCCAACACAGTATTGTAAATTTGGTTTTAGAAAATATGTTAATAATTTACTTAAAACTTGCGTATCTATTATGGATAGGGAGAACTATGATTTTCTCAAGCTAACTTTTAGTGAATTTTATGGAAATAATTCAGAACAATGGGCTTGGCATAATGTCCCTATGCAGAAAAAAATAGAGTATTTTGGAGATATCAAAAAGAGACCGCTCACAGATTTCAATAATATAAAATCTTTTAACAATATTCCTTATATTGAAGGAGAGGTTTACTATTCCAACTGGCCCCATATTATAGGGCAAGAAGGCAATAAGAAATTATTCCTAGACACTAAGTGGGCTCACCCGTTTGAACAAACATGGATGAGTCACATTTATACACTAACAAAACAGGGTTTAGTAAATCCTGCAATTTTACTAGCTAGTCCAATTACTCATAACAGGGTGCATTTCTATGAAGCGTCGGAAAGAAAAGAAAACTGAAAATTTAATTTTTGTACAGATCGCATCTTACAGAGACCCAGAGCTAACAAAAACCCTCAAAGATATGCTTGATAAGGCTACCTATCCTGAAAATTTAAGGATCGGCATCTCTTGGCAGCATAGTGATGCTGACGACTGGGACAAGCTAGACGACTATAAGGACGATAAGAGGTTTAGAATCTTAGATATCAATTATAAAGACTCTAAAGGTGTCTGTTGGGCAAGAAACGCTGTTCAGCAACTTTACGATGGGGAGAAATATACTCTTCAATTAGACTCTCATCATAGATTTGAAAAAGGATGGGATGATACTCTAATTAAAATGTTAACAGACTTACAAAAAGAAGGTATTCCAAAGCCTTTGATTACTGGATATATTCCAAGTTTTGATCCTGAAAATGATCCAGAAAAAAGGGTTCAAGAACCATGGAAGATGAATTTTGACAGATTCATTCCAGAAGGAGCAATCTTTTTCCTTCCTGCATCATTTGATTCCTTTAACGATAAAAACAGACCAGTTAGAGGAAGATTTTATTCTGCTCATTTTGCCTTTACTGTTGGGGAATTTTGTAAAGAAGTCCCTCATGATCCCAATTACTACTTTCACGGAGAAGAAATTAGTATAGCTGTTAGAGCATATACTCATGGTTATGACATCTTTCATCCGCACAAGGTTGTTTGTTGGCACGAATATACCAGAAAAGGTAGATCAAAACAATGGGATGATGATCCAGTATGGCCTCAAAGAAATAATGACTGTCATTTAAGAAACAGAAAATTATTCGAAATGGATGGTCTTACTAATGATATTGATTTCGGTCCTTTTGGGTTTGGTAAAAAGAGAACAGTGGAAGATTATGAAAGATATGCAGGGATATCTTTTAAGAGACGAGCTGTTCAAAGATATACTCTTGACCATAAAGAACCAGCAAATCCTACCTTTGAAAACAATGAAGAATATCAAGCTTCTTTTCTAAACATTTTTAAGCACTGTATAGACATTGGATATACACAGGTTCCAGAAACAGACTATGATTTCTGGTGCGTTGCTTTTAAAGATGAAAATGATAATGATATCTTTAGAAAAGACGCTGACGAATCAGAAATAGCCAGAATGAAAAATGACCCAGATAATTACTGTAAAGTATGGAGAGAATTTTCAACAGAAGTTAAACCAAAGAAATGGGTGGTTTGGCCTCACAGTAAGTCCAAAGGCTGGTGTGATATAATTCAGGGTAATCTTCCATGACAACACTCAGAATCCACAGAGTAGATAATGTGGATTGGGGAAGATATCATTCTCCTTGGTTTAAAAAATTTGGAAAATTTTTATCACAATATTTCGATATTGATTGGATAGATTATTCTGTTAATTCGTCTTCGAGTTCAACAGCTAATTTACTCAATGAAGTAAAACATTTTGGTAAAAATCCAATGATAAGTGATGTCGATTGTATAATCGAGAATACTTCTAATAATGAGTACGTTGTTTTATCTTTCACAGAGTTCTTTAATTCTTACGTTGTACATCAGATATCTTCTCCGTTATGTAAGTCTTTGCTATTGTCTCATTTTAATTATAGCTCTTTATTTAAGTGGCTAAAAAAAGATAATCTTTTAGACAAAATAAACATTGTTAAACCTTGGTTTTTTGGTTCTTTTCAAGAATATGACATTGATAAATACAGAGAGATAAGAAAGAATAATCTTCATAAAAAAGAATTATTTTGGAAAGGTTTAGGAACAGGAGTCTTTCCGGGACACGAAATCTATAGAGACACAATTAACTATATTGGTCATGATATTATTAGACCAAACTATATATTTGATTTTGAGACATACATGACTGAATTGTGTATTCATAAAATAGCTTTATCCTTTTATTTAGACTTGAGCAAAACGCACGATGCTTTCAATTACCCAGGAGAATACTGCTACAGAGATATGGAGTATTGTTCTGTTGGATTACCATTTTTAAGAATAGAGTATAAGGATTGTTTACATGATGGATTAATTGCAAACAAGCACTATTTATCTATTGATAGAGAAGAAGCATATTCTGTGTTTAATAAAAATGGAAATAAAGGAGTTGCAGAATTAATTAGGTCAAAATATTTTGAATATATAGAAGAAAAAGAATTACTAGACTATATTAGTAACAATCAAATTAATTGGTTTAATAAAAATGCTAGATGGCCTAATAGCGCACATTTAACACTTCAACTATCGGGGATTGACAAATGGATCTCATGAACGATCTGACTATAACAACCTGTTTATATTATGATTTATTCGGCACAGAATTTGGCGGTCGCCACGGCCCAAGATATAAATATTTTTATGGCCTATTATCTATGCTTAAGATGAACTGCCCAGTAGTACTATATTGCTGGGAAAAAGATATTCAAGAAATAAAAGATTTTATAGACACAGAAACAAACGGAGAAAGAAAGGATCAAATTCATTTTGAAGCTTTCGATCTGTATCAGAGTCCTCTTTATGAAACAATCAAGAGTATCAAGGATATAGAAGCTCAAAAAAAATCAGACAGATCTTTTGATGTGTCTATGAATAAGATGGTTATGCTAAAAAGAACTATCGAATCCAACCCTTTTAACAGCAAATATTTTTATTTTATTGACGCTGGACTATCTAGCTCCTCTTTGTTTCCAAATAAATACTTAACAAATCAAGAAGACCCTGTAAAAAGATATTACGAATGTTCTTTATTTACTCCTACAGTAAGTAAAAATTTAATAAAACTAGCAAAAGAAGACAAGATGGTTTTATGGAAAATATCTCAATGGACCAACTATATCGATCAATCCCACTGTACAAGACACAATGGAGATTCTATCATAGCTGGAATCTTTGGCTCAACTGCTGATACTGTGAACAGATATGCAGATGATGTTATTGAAAGATTTACTTTTGTAGTACAGACATATAAAACACTATACTTAGAAGAACCTATAATGACTATTCTTTATCAAGAAAATCCAGACAAATATAAAACTGTTGATTTTGATGTTTGGTATCATGAAAATAGTGGAGACGTCTTTCAACCAATGATAGTAGGTAAAAAAAGCTTTTTTAACACTTTTGAGGAATTAAACCAATGAGCAAATGCGACTGGATGGGTAGGCTGTTAGACGAGAATGATTCTTATATAGACATTAACGGAAACTCTATGAGTGGCTGTTGCGCTTACGAGGGCATCACAGTGATGCAGCATCCTGATGTATTTAAAGTTTTAGAATCCATGCTCATAAAGATTAAACCCGCCCGCATACTTGAAATAGGTACTGCTGCTGGTGGACTTACTCTGTTCTTTAGGCATTGTTTAGACAGGATCGGATTAGAATCTTCTCCTATTAAAACATTTGATATCTATCCCTCAGATACCCATGCTTCTCTAAGTGTTTTTCCAACAGTATCTGTTAGCTATGAAAACCTATTCAATAAGGATTATAATCAATTAATAAAACCCGAATTAGTTGTTGATTATATAGCTTCCCCGGGAACAACTCTTATTATCTGTGATGGTGGAAATAAAGTAACAGAATTTAATCAACTATCTGAATATCTGAAAGTTGGAGACTATATAATGGCTCATGACTATGCTGAAAGTTCAGAATTTTTTGCTAACCATGTGGTTAATAAAATTTGGTGCTGGATGGAGATTAATGAATCTAATATCAAAGATTCCTGTGAAAAATATAATCTTGAACCATTCATGAAAGAAGAATTACAAAACGTAGTCTGGACTTGCAAAAAGAAAGTATAATATGCAAACATTATTAACAACTAGTGATATTAAAACAAAAGACCATTTTGGTATTAATGACATTGTATTACATGGATTAGGCAAATATAATGATAAAAACTTTGTACTAAAAATTGGCGCTTGTGACGGAGTTTTTGACGATCTGACATGGGGATGGATAAGTGCTTATAGTATGGACTGCTTATTTATAGAACCAATAAAAGATCGTTACGAAGACTTACAAAAAAATACTAAAGATCTTAGGGGAAATATTCTAGTAGAAAATTGCGCTATTCACGAAACTGATGGTGAAATAGAAATGGTCATAATTCCAAAAGACTATCTCGAAAAAGAAACCCCCACAGGTGCTTTCTGTAATAAAGCTCTTTACGGGATGAGCAGTGTCTACCCTCCAAAAAATGGGCTCTTGAAGAACGAACATGACGCAAAGATATTGGAAGAGATAGGACTAAAACAAAAAGTATCTTGCTATACGTTGAATTCTGTTTTAAATAAACACAACGTCTTAAAAATTGATTTATTGAGTATAGACACAGAGGGACATGACTACATTATTTTTAAACAATTCGACTTTAGTAAATATACTCCATTGTGGTTTGAAGTAGAAATAATAAATCTTCAACCAGAAGAAATAGAAGAAATAAATAATATAGCAAAGTCTAATGGCTATTATACATACGGAGATTCTCGTGACTTATATGGAGTAAACTATTCGTTAATTAATTGGAATGAATAGTATGATACAAGATAGTGCTGGAAGAAATATGGATGTTAATGGAAGATATATAGATAATGAAGGGCATGTCATAACTGGTGCCTGTTTCTATAATGGTGTCCTAACCATGCAACACAGAAAAGCTTTTGAAGTTTTTGAATCATTTTTATCAGAGGTTAGACCGTCAAGAATCATAGAGATAGGAACATCCCACGGAGGACTAACACTATTTCTTAGACACACCTTGAACAATCTTGGCTTGAAAGATAGCTTAATCAGAACTTTTGACATAAATCAATTTACTTCTCATTACATACTAAAAGAAGAAAAAAACTTAGAACTAATACATGATAATATCTTTAGTTCTGACTATTTAACTTTAATTAATTCTTCTCCCATAGAAGAGTTCTTGTCTACAGAGGGGACTAACATTATTCTTTGTGACGGAGGAAATAAAGTAAGCGAGTTTAACTTATTGTCTCAATTCTTAAAACCTAACGACTTTATTTTAGCTCATGATTATTGTAGTAATCTAGAAGTCTTCAAAGATAAAATTTTAAATAAGATTTGGTGCTGGCTTGAGATACAGGATGACGATATACTTAATAGCTGTCAGAGGTATAACTTGGAATCCTATATGGAGGAAACATTCTCAAATGTTGTTTGGGTTTGTAAACAGAAAAAATGAAATTCTTAATTACACTTTTCTTTGTAACCATCAGCACCCCCTGTTTTGCACAATATGGGTCTGATCATATCAATCCCTTTGGAGCAATGCCATTCATAGGTATGCCACAAACTGCTTCTTCAGCTAACGGAAATAGTCAATCCGCTGTCATTGCTGCAACAGGGGGGTATGCTGTAGACATGTCTTTATCTAGAATAAATGATCAAACAGCATACAGCATGATGCTTGACAACCATACCAAAAAAATAGATACATATTTTAATGGTAGGTCTAGTAATGCTTACTATAGAGACATGGAAGAATGGAGAAAGAAAGAAAAGGCTTATCTAAAGAGAATAGGTCTCTGGAACAGACAGACTATTGAATATATATATGGACGCTAAAATTATGGTACTGGAACCAAAATTCCATACCCCTCATATTTTCTAATGCCTTTATACTTTGGGTTACTTAAATGCATACTCTTGGTTTTGAATAATTCGATATAATCTTCTTTAGTTTCTAGTTTATTCTTAAAATAAGACTTAGCTAGGGCAGCACATCCCACAGCAAATGGATTACTCATACTAGTGCCACTCATCTTAGCATAGGTATTTCCAGGATAACAGCTTAGTATATCATGACCAGGAGATAAGAAGTCTAATTCTTCTCCACTACAAGTAAAATTTGTTCTCTCCAAATTCTCATCTATCGCACCAATACTAATTGGGTAATCATATTTTGCTGGATATAAAATATCTGAGTTTTCTCCAGAGTTCCCAGCCGCACAAAAAACTATTATATTTTTAGACCTAGCGTATTCTATTGCATTCTCTAGTCTTTTATTTGGGCTAGGAGATCCTAAAGACATAGTAATAAAATCAACATTTTGATCTACAGACCAGTATATTCCTTTTATAATATCCTCATTCCTTCCACTGCCTTTATCATTTAGTGCTTTTACAGGCAAGATCTTTGCTTTAGGAGCAACGCCTACCATTCCTAATCCGTTATTTTCTGCTGCAATAGTTCCTGCAACGTGAGTCCCATGACCATTTTTATCTATAGGTTCTTTGTCTGGCTCCACCAAATTTATACCTTGTAATAGATTATTTTTTATATCATCATGGTATAAGTCGCACCCTGTGTCGATAACCGAAACCTTTATATCTTCTCCTTGAGAAAATTTCCATCTACTAATAATATCAAATTTCTGTATTTCCCATCCATAGAACTGTTTATCTTGAGGAGATAGTCCATAGACTACTTCTGATTTATACGGAAGTAATGACACATTATTTCTTTTCATTTAATACTCCTTTTATCCACGGTATATAAGAACTTATTCTGCTATGAGTGCTTTCATCTCCGTAAGTAGAGTCCGGCTTGCCATCATAACCTAAAACAGAAGAATGAATGCCTGCCAACTTAGAGTCTATAAATAAAGCACCTCCACTATCTCCACTGCATATTAAATATTCTAATTCAGTGACTTTACCATTTTTCCTTGATGGAGAACAGATTAAAACATTTCGTTCTATCTTATCAACAAAATTTGATCCACCTCTACGCTTACCATCAGAAATTTTTACTCCAGTATTAAATGTTCCTGTTAGTCCCCAACCAGCCATAGAGCATAGTTTACCAACCTCATCTTTTGATTCGTAAAGATCTGGATAATGTTCTAATCCTAGCTGTTCTTCAAGATATCCAAGAGCAATATCTCCATTACCAAATACGTCTTCTTTATACTCTGGATGAACAAATATTTTTTTTATTTCATATTTTTTGTCATTTATTTTTACTGACCAAACATGAGACCCTTGAACAATATGAGCAGCAGTAATAATCCAATTAGGCTTTATTGCTACAGCAGATCCATTCGATACACCCACACCATCAAAACAAGAAATAGGTAATACACTATGGAATTTTGATCCGTATTCTATATACTTTTGATCAGGGGTAGAAGGATCAATAGTCCCACCAAAAGAAATTGATGTGCAAAACATGAGTAGTACAAGCAGAAACTTTTTCATATGGTATTCCTTTACAAAATATCTGTTATATTTATACACATTACCAAAGGGTCCCACATTTTTGCCAGACTACTCAAAATCTGAAGTTAGGTATGATATGGACGATTATCAATTTTATTCGTCCACTCAGAACAATCTTCTTTTACTTTTATATTATAGCTTTTAAAGTCCATTAAATGTCCAAACATTATATGACATGAATTAGAACATAGTGTTATTAGATTGCTAGGATCTAATTCTTTTTCTGGATTCATATGTACTGGTAATATATGATGAACTTCTAGATCCTTGCTTTTACCACAAGCTTGACAATGTGGTTCTTTTTTAAGATGTTCTTTTCTAAAAGTCTGCCATTTTGGAGATCTTATTGCAAATCTTATTTTTTTGCTAAATATATTAAACATATCATAGAATATTTGCTGCAATCATACAGCCTTTTGCTACTGCGTGTAAAGGATCTGAAGCATGTCTTATTTCTTTTATTGCTATTGGAAATCCATTCTCTTCCATTTTTATCTTAAAATTTTCTATGTAACCTTTAGCCTGAGAAGTCCCACCAGCTACAACAATAGTTAAAGGATTTTTAAACTTTGGAAGAGATTTGTGATTTGACAATGCAGAAGATAAATTTTTTGTAGTATAGTCAATTAGTCTTTCGTAATAGGCAGAAACCGCAGCTAAAACAGGATTATCTACTGGTTGTCCAATAGTAAATCCACCACCTTCTTTTTCTACTTGAACAACACTGTCTGGCTCACCTGTTGCAACAGAACTCATTCTATCAATCCAGTCACCAGATTTAGTTGTAGAAAATAATACTGTTGGTTCTCCATTAAGCATTACGCAAACATTCGTCATACCAGCCCCACAACTTACTCCGATTCCAGTATAGTCCTCCGATTCTAATTCGGCGTAACATAAAGCTTCAGCTTCATTCACTGATCTTGCGCTATATCCACATTCAGCTAAAATTGTCTTGATCACATCTTCATGATACCCAACGTCAAAATCATCATTCTCTTGGTCAACGGGTTGTGCGGGGATACAGAATACTATCTTCTCATTAGGCTCAGAAGCTTTGCCAGCGACCTCTTTTAAAATAAAAGCCAGTATGCGCTTGGCATCTTTTTCTTTAGCTGAGACCACGCCACGATACATTGGTCTTTTTGCTGTATCATTTCTTTCTATAGCTTTTTCTATAGCGTCTTTACCCAATAAAATAAAAGAACCATCAGAATCTTTGATAAATGTTTTTCCAGCCAAACCTTTTTCAATCATTTTTGTGGCTACTGGAGTTGATGGCTTGATAATGTAAAAAGCATCTCTGAAGTCTTTATATTGAACTTTACCCTTCTCTTCAGATGATAATACTATATATGATGTACCAACGTCTAATCCTTTTCCCATTATTTAACCCTAGCCTTTCATATTTTTTAGCTTATTTACTGATGATTGTATACTCTCGTCAGTTCCTTTAACATCTCCTAAATTTTGATACTTTTTCTCTAATCCATCCGTTTTAATATCAACTACAAATTTAGTAGAGTCTATGGAAAAAGGCTGACCAGTAGTTTTGCTATTAATTGAAGATAATACTTTACTTCCAGTTTGACCAGTATTATATACACCATTAAAAGACCATAATCTTCCTACCAGGAAACCCAGTAGAAAGATTATGATGTATGTGATCGTAAATAGTATGATAATTAAGACTAGACTTAATGTGGACATTTATTTTTCATTTCTATAATCCTTAATAAATTAGTCCTATCTCAAAGGGGCCGCGAAAATCGCCTGACTACTTATATTCTCCAAGAATTCGACCTTTCTGCGTCCTTACTACATACCCCATACGAATAAGGAATGGCTCAATACTATTCTCAATAGTCTCTATAGCAATTCCGGTCAAAGAAGAAATACTCTTTAATCCTAGAGGATTCATGCGATTTTTCTTCAAAAGCTCTAGATATAGTCTGTCATAAACATCCAAGCCCATGCTGTCAATACCCTGATTCATAAATACTTCATCAATATTAGGAATCCTATCCTTGTGGTAGGCAGTATAACTCTTATACCATTGAAGTCTAGCATTTAGGATACGAGGAGTACCCTTACTTCTTTTAGCAATAGAGATTAGTTCCTCGTCCCCAAGCTTTAATCCGAGCTTTTCAGAGTTCGATCTTGCTAGTTTAGCTAAATCTTCTGGAGAGTAAAACGATAGATGTTCTTTAATCTGAAACCTGTCATAGAATGGCTGGCTAAGTCTGCCTCCGCACGTTGTAGCACCAACAAGAGTAAACTGAGGCAACTCAATGGACTCTGGTTTATTCTCGACTACGATACTAAGACAAAAATCTTCCATGACAGGATACAAAAACTCTTCAACAATTTTTGGAAGCCTATGAATTTCATCAATAAAAAGAACTGACCTTGGAGCAATGCCCATAAGATATGGAAGTATATTTTTAATACTACGAACATTAGCACCATTCACAGTATAAAGGTTCTCTCCCATCTCTGTTGCTATGGCACTCGCTATAGTGGTCTTACCAAGGCCAGGAGGCCCGTCAATTAAAACGTGCGGCATCACACCACCCATACTTTTACAACCCGCCACAACGATCTTCAAACGCTCCACAACGTCGCTCTGACCAACAATATCATCAAACTTAGATGGGCGTATAGTATTAGCCATTAATATCTCCAATATTCATAAGGGTATTCTTAACCAAAGTTTTAATATCTGTTGTTGGACTATTCTCATAAGTTTTAACTATGAGAGCCTCAACCTCAGATTTTTCGTATCCATAACTATTCAGTATTGTACAGCACTTTGAGAGCAGATCAACGGAAATCTTATTGCTTTCTGCTGACTTGTCTCCTTCACCACTCTTTACAATCTTCTTTTTTTTGCAAAACTTTACTATTAATGAATCTACAAGTTTTACTTTTAGTATTGAACTACAGTCACAGACTACTAAATAACCTTTTGTCTTAGATTCATCTAGTGATAACCAATGATCTATAGAACAGGTTGGACAAGTATATTTAATATGAATATTAAGCTCAGTCGGTTTCAGGTTTTTGATTATCTGTTTCGTTCTCATTTTTCATCCAAAAAATAAAGTCGTTACATTTTTCATCATACGCTGTTTCTAAAATTCCTTTATTAACAAGATTATTCAATAAATTACTAATCATTCTTGAGTTAAAGGACTCTACCATTTCCATAAACTTTAAATTAGTTATTATGTATCTAATTTTTTTTGTTTTCTTGTTTATCTGCGGCCTTACAAAATCATTAGCAATAATCAAACATTCTTCTTGAGTTAATACATCGTTTAATTCATCTATTTCATCAGAACCAAGATCTGTTAGCAAAAAAGATAAGTCATCCTCACTTTCCTTATTGGTTTTGCCAAAATTATCAAAAACTAAAACTCTAGTAGCTTCTACTAGTTTATTTAGGTCGTCAACTATGAAGGTTTCTTTTTCTTGCATTGTATCTTCCGTGTTAATTAAGAATATCAAACATACCCTTATAGTATGATGGTTGGTTTACAAAATGAACAGCATGTGATTGTATGTGATTTCTGTATTGGATGTCCAACTTATTGCAAGCAAAGTATTTTTTCTTCCATATCGGACTTCCTTGATAATTGGACCCCAAATACTGGAAGGATTTATCCTTGCCAGCATTGGGATTCCAACTACTCACAGGCAACGAGCCTTTAGGGAAGCTTGGGCCAATATACCATACACTTGAAGGATATTCCACTATATCATTTAGAGTGTCATATAACATTTTTCCCCAAGCGTCCCAAGCATCGGGATCAAACTTGAAATAATTTTTATGCTGACTCTCTAAATTATCATGACTATCATCATAGTCATCATCATAGTTATAGTTTTCATCTTCTTGGGGCATAGAATTACCTATAGCTGTATCTATTTTGAGAAGTTACATTTTTACGATTGCGTCCTCTGCGACCCTTAAAACCTAATCTTCTTATGACATTACAAATTGTTTGCCAACTAAGATAATACTTATTGCCATAAAAAGTATTCTTTTGAAAATAATAGTAAAGATCTCTTGCTGATCCCAACTCATTCATTAGTTCAATAAATTTCTTCTTAGCTTCTTCGTCAGTCAATAAAAGCTGCAAAAGAGGATTAATATGTCTACCCATTTGTTTTCTCCTTTATGTGGTTGTGTCAAAGGGTATGGAATTTCCAATACCCCTGACACTAAACCCTCACCCGATACAAAACTTGTCACTGATTTTAGACGCTAGTTCTTTAGCAGCATTAGACAAGAACCTATTGTTGCTAAAGTAGAGGGGCGTTGAGACTTGATTAAGGAACTCCACGACCGTCTTTAAAAGCTTGGTCTGCTGACCGTCTAGATTCATATCCTCGTCAGGGAGAGCGTCCTGTGCGTCTGTAGAGTCATTCTCGCTAACAGGATGCACTGGTAGTGGATCACCATAAGCTTTTCCAAAAATTCCTCCACCCCCGCCAGTATAACCATAAATTGGCTTGGTATTTTCTGTGCTATTAGTATATGTATTACAGAACACAGTGCTATTCTTAAGGTTCAGAGACTTCATCTGATCAGCAATAGTTGCAGCAACATTAACCGATACCGGAACTCCAGTAATGTCAGACCTCTTATAAGCCTTGGCATATTCTTTAAACCATTCATCACTCGTCTTATTTGCAACAACATTAACAACAGCAGACACTCCATCAAGAGCTTCTTTAAGCTGTTCAATATTTACCCAATCACCAGTTGATCCTGACAAAATGCTGGTAAAATAAGGTTGCTTTCCTTCCCAACCCTTCCTCCACCAAGTATAAGGGATTCTATAAATCTGATTGATTTTGATAGCTCGGGCATCACCACCAAAGTGGTTTACAAGTTTCTTTTGAATACCACTCCAATAAGTCTTGTGAGGATTTATATTATTTTGGTTTAGAATCCAATAGCACTGATAACCATTACGGGTATCAACAACCCAGCTTGGCTTTACTGGAAAGTTATTAATCTGGTTCAAGAATTCCTTTTTCTTCTGCATGACAATACTGGGCTTAAAATAATGACCCTGATCATCTCGTCCAGCATCCATATCAACAAAACAAGCACGAATTCTACTAATAGCATATTGCTTGCGTCCACCATTAACATAGAAGTAAGCATCAGCACCTTGACTATCATTGGCAATAGCAACGGTGGTAAGATGGTCTGTATGATTCATACTGCTGATCTTCTTACGAGGATCACCGTTGTAACAGAAAATCTGCTGACCACCAAAAGAATCAAAAAACTTATTTCGCAAAGTAATCTGATCTTTTGTTCCAATGGCACTGTGAGTCTTATCGAACGGATTAAAAGCCAAAGTATCGCTAAACATTTGTTTTCCCCTTTTCCACTTCCTACCTACAATTTTGATATTGGGACAGTAAACACTACCGTCAAAAGCAATATCCTAAAAGATGGTAACGGAATCGAACCGTTATTGTACGATAGCAGAAACTATATAGGTGCTATCTTACAAGTTACCAAACACCACCTTGACTATCAAGAATCAATACTGATCATCCTCATCTTCATAATCTTCATCTTCGTCATCATCTTCTTCGTCAAACTGATCCCAATAACTCTCGTCATAATCATTCAGATAATCGTCCTCATCATCCTCGTAATCATCCTGACTAAAATCAGCCTTATAAAGAGGCTTGAGTAGTTCGCCTTCATACTCACCAACTACTTCGTAGCGGCAAGTGCGGAGCTTTTCATAGTTGCAATCACTAGGAACACTCACAACATCCTTGGGATTAATCTTGACGATCACAATGCGGTCGCCAGCCTCAAGACTACCATAACCAGCAACATAATTCAATGCTCCAGCATGAAGTCCATTAGAACAACCACGACCACGATCATCGTCTACTTTTGCTCGTTGCATTTGGCAGACCTGACCAACTCTGTTGTCAAAAACTCCCCTATACTTATCCTTAAAGTCTGAACGAACAGCCTTATAAGCGAGGAAGAAACCATCTTCAGTTATAGGCAGATGCTCATGCTCCAAGAAATCATACAGTTCCTTCTGACTCTGCATACTTGGATTTTCCATGAGATTATTCAGGAAATTAACAAGCGGCTGAAACGGCAATCCCTTGCTCATAAACTCCAGAATACGCTTACTAATACTACCATGAACTTCCTCACCCTCGTAGAGAACCTGACCGTTCTTGATCTCCACAAGACCATCGCTAAAAGTAGCAACAGCCTTTTGAACATCAACAACTTCCAAGAGTTCCTCTGCCGTAGCAGTAGGAAGTCTTTCCAGAATCAACTTATAGTTGATATGATCCGGCAACACCTGATAACTCTGGTTATTAAGAACCAGCGTCAAATTACCATCCACAAACATAAACGGAACAGCCATAATCCAAACTCCTAGTTTTTAGTTACGATACCTGTGATACTGTCATTTTACACTAATCGGCAAGCTTGTCAAGGGGTCTTGAACAATTCCAGACTACTTGATCAAACTACTCAACTGAATCTTAAATAGGTCAATATTTTCCTGGCTCATCTGCTCAACCCAATCCCTACTCTGTTTTCCATAGTATGAACGATCTTCGATGATAGGATTCTGATTAGATTTAAGATCTACCAGATTGCCTGACACTTGATGATTTCCCATAATAACCTTGAGCATAGGATTCTTGTCTACCTCAGTCTTAATCTTTTCCCTAATTTCAGAGATTTTCCATCTCTTCAAATCTTCCTCAGAAGTTCCACGAATAATCTTCAGATAAGCATCTGCATTATTATTACCAGAGTACAAGTAATTAACAATCATGTTTGTCAAGGTATTGTAGGCCAAATTAGCATTACGAATTTCCTTGCCATCCACATTATCAATCCCCACCTCTTTCATAAGCTTAGAGATATGGGAAAGATATTCTGTTTGACTGAATCGCGGAATATTAAAAGGAGCAACATGAACAGTGTAAGCAAAGAACTCTGTGAGCATGGTCTTATTCAAGCAATCCACAAGAACCTTATTGTTAATAAACTTATCATAGTCTAGACCAAAGATATTCAGAATATGAAACATAAACTGCTTATCTGTTGTTCCGTGTTGATAGTATCGGTATCCTCCAGGAATCTTCTCCTCTGTTGCATAATCTTTCTTGCAATATTCAACAAGCTTGTTGATAGAAGCAAGATTCTTAAAGTGCTTTTGTGCCACAACTTTGAGTTGACGCTTCAAAAAGTCGTTGAAATTAATAAGATTGTAACCATCTTTCTCAAGCTTTGTAAGGAAAGCTTTTTTGATAGCATAAATCTTACTATTACCAATCAAGTCCTTGGTTATGCTCTTTAGAGTATCTTCTTGGAGAGTTCTAGTAATACCAGCAATCTCTGGACAACCAGACTCAGGTTCCGTTCCATATCTCAACATGGGAACAAAAATAATCTCATCTTGTTCTAGAAAGTTCTCCAATTGTTCTTCTGAAAGAATTCTCAGGTGGGTAGCATCATTATAAGGATTTGTGATCTGCTTACTATCCTTGTCATAACCGTGGATAAAGAATACATCTTGATCACTAACGCTACCATTAGAATTTCTGTTATAAGACTTTCTTGGGCCAGAACTTTGCGTCAGATGCTTGTAGTCTGAAACCTTGAGCAGATTTTCAGCCCCAACATCTTCTACCAGTTGATCAAAACCTGTATTGCTTTTTGTATGATCCTTAGTGTCGATCATCAGATAAGCAAAGCAATCATTAGCATTACAATATCTTGTAAGAATTTTCTTGGCACTTTCTTCACTCGCAACGTCGCAGACAAAGAAAGCCATTGTTCCCTTCTTCTTCTGGTTATTCCAATAGTAGGAACCTTTACCAGTAAGAGTTTCATGATGGATTCTGTCTGTCAGAGCAACTTGGCGACGAGAACGATAGCCAGCAGTTTTATAATTAAAAACGTACAGACTCTTGCCAGCCGGAATTTTATATTCCAGATCGTTGCCAGAGTTGATAGGATGATCTTTACCCTTGGGATCAGTCCAAGTTGCACCAACACCCCAGCCACCAGCCAATTCATTCATAGTATAGTATGAAGTAATTGCCTCTACCTTATTCTGAGCAGATTTGATCTTCTTGGAGAATTCTTCCTTCATCTCCATGTAAATTTCTTGAGTCTTTTTACGCAGGGTCTTGATAACATCCTTGGTATACTGCAAACCTTCACGGGAAACGTCCATTTCCAGTTCACCGATACCAAAATCAAGCTCAAGATAAAGACCGGAGTTAAGAATCTCTCCGACAAAGCTCTTCCAAGAATCAATATCTGCTTTCTGGAAAGCCCTATTCCACTTTTGGATATGATCAGGCATCTCATCCTTCTCTTGACCAACAATCTGTGCAGTCTGAACAGGATAAGCGATATTGCCCATGATAGCTACGATACCACTATCAATTCGATGATAACCATTAGGATAGTAATTATTGTCATTATTGAGGCGACATACCCTCCAACCGTCACCACTAATGATGATATTGGTATTGCTATACTTATGATCTTGCAGATTATTCCCAATACCACCTTCAAGGATGGGTTTCATTCGGAAATAGTGGAAGATTCTCTTAGCCTTGTCTGTAAACTCTTGAAAGTCATGCTGCTTAACAGCAAAGCTAATCTCAAGACCATTAGGCTCAGACGTATCTGAAGTATTAAAAAGATTCAGAGTAGGAACACCGCTTTCGTCAATCGCAGCAATATAGGTATACTTCTTACCGTTATAGTATGATGCGGTGGTGAAACTCTTGGTATATGCGAAAGGACTCTTAGACCCTAGACCAAGACAACCAACAAAATCATTACTATCATTCTTGTTGGATGCACCATAGGTTGTATACAAGTCCTCCATGTCGGCCTGACTAAGACCAGTGCCATAATCCCTGACCATAAAGGCAGGATTGGCAGCGGTTGGCAAAGTCACCTTAAAGGGATTCTTATTCCCGGCAGAGATATGACTATCATAAGCATTAGTAGAAAGCTCACGAATCGCGGCCATTACCTTATCAGAGTACAAAGAGTCTGAAAGGATTTTAAACATCTTGCTCGTCTGAGCAATATTAAACTGATTCTTACTTGCAACCCCAACGCTGTGAGTCTCAATCGTCCTATCTGCCAACTTCATCTGTATTCTCCAAAAGTGTTATCGTTCCTGTGATGGCTCAAGTATATCATCGGCAAACCGTCTTGTCAAGCATCAGTTTTCTTTTCTTGTCTGTTAGCTATTATTTTAAAACCGATGGCTAGGTCTATCAGACCCAAAACTTTTAAAAATGGAACAGGTAAGGTGAATGTCATCCCTCCAACAAATATGCAAAGAAGTCCCATAATCCATACTATCGTCTTTGGCATCCAATCAAACAAAGACAAGATATAACTTAATGGCCCTATGATTAGTACAGATAAAAAAATTATTGATATTAACAGAGCTAAACTAGCCATTAGTATTGATCTTCATCACTATCTTCTGACTCATAATCTTCTGTTTGATCATAAGGAGTCCAATCTTCATTTTCTTCTTCGTCATCAATATCTGAATCGTCCATATCGCCCATATCAGAAATGAGGATGGTAAATGTATTTAAAAGATCTATTGCCTGATCAATTTTATTTTCCAAAAGCTTCATTTTATTTTCAATATTCTTGATGCCTTTTTTCACCTCTATAATATCTTTAGTTAAATGGTTGTCCATATCATGAATCTCTTTGTTACTTTTCATCACTTCTTTAATTACGTCATCAATATTTTTAGACATTTTGGCCTCTTTATTTTAGGCGTTTATATTCTTTGATATCACCATTCTCTACTATTTTTTTATCTTCGTATGGTACAGCTACTCTGCGATAATACTCTTGCTTAATATTCTCTAATACACCAGTAATCATAGCAACCTTTGGGTAAGATGGTTCGTTCATTAATGAGGCTATGATGCGTGAAAAACAATAGTTAATATCTCCTAAAATAGTAGCAAACTCATTATTGTCCATATGCCCCTGTAATCCTTTTGGGGTGTTAATACAGTCTGAGAGTTTATCAATACAAACATCTAATTGTTTTCTTAAATCTTCTTTGATATATGGCATTTTAAATTCCTTCACACTTACATTGGTATTTTAAACAATATGAACATTTTGGGCCGGGATCAGAATTTCCAAAATAATTAGCATAACCATCCCAGGTTTCTTTACCCGTGTCGATGCAAACCAATTTAGCTTTACCGTCTCTTATAATATAGCCAATATTTTTTGTGTGACAGTCCCAAAATTTTAACTTTGTTTTGTCATATATAGATTCTACTAATTCTTGTATCTTCCATAGCTTAGTTTTTTCGCTACTTTCTTTAGCCAATTCAGTAACGTATCCCCAACCACTCATTTTATGAGGAAAGAAAGGCTCAAACCTTATTCTGCACAATTTAGAACAGACCTTGGGAGCAAGATCGTACTTACTTAATTTAGACTGAATTTGTCTGGCGTATGACGCTCTAGACTTAGAAATAAATTCTTTGAATCCTAAAAATGGTTCATTAGAGACTTTAAATAAAGTACAATAGCCACCATTTTCACTGTAGTAGTCAGATAAATCAACTTTATATTTTGTGCTTACCATGTTAATAAGAGATAACTTGAGGAATTTCACCAGTTATATTATATAGGAAAGCTTTTGCCTTATCTATAGAGTGAAACTCTCCAAGAAAAACAGTTGTCGGAAGTCCATCCATATCAATAGGTATTGTTCCATATATCTGATAAAAAGGATCATCAAAAGAATCCTTCTCTTTTTCTAGGAACTCAGCAGCCGTTCTAATCTCATCTATATAAGTACCACCTTCGTAGTCATCATATTCTCTTACAGTAACTAGTAAGAAATATTCTATAGGAGACTTAGGATTGTTGTTCTTAATCCTACCATTACACAGACTATTACTCATGACTTTTCCTATAAAGAGGAACCACAGTATTTTGATCAACGTATGGATTGTTTTGAGTTCTTAGATCAAACAAGTCTCCACGATCATTAATTCTAGCCCAAGCAACAGGCTCGTCAAGAGAATCCTTTATGGATTGAGCTTTTAGTTTTTTAAGCTCATCCTTTGCATTTTGCACAAAGAATAGATCAGCACCAGCACTCCAAGCAAAATCAATAATACTTTCAAGAGGATCAGAATATTTATTCATATAAGTTGCCAGTTCTATAAAAGTCCTTCTTATACCATCTTCCCAGTTTTCATATTCTTCTATCATTCCAAGACAGTAACTTCTGCCCCAGCAAACTCTGACTTATAGTATCCTGTCAAACTATCTTTCTGATAAACGTCATGCACTATAAACTTAACATCTAAACCATTGGGAGCTTCCATAATCTCACTATCAATATATCTCTCAATAGCTTTTTCAATATCGTCAGCAGTTAAAGTTATATGAGTTCTGTTGTGGATTTTCATAATTAAAAGTCATCTCCCATTCGGTATTCGTCAAACTTTTCTTGACATTCTTCATTAGCGTCATAATATCCAGTATCATAACCTTGTTCATGACCCATAGCATAAGCTGCCATTAACCACTTGATTATATCGTCAGTTTCTCCTTTTGCAACACAATTTCTTATGTCGCTCATAGCTCTTTCTTGTCTGATACTATATCCTTCGATTTCGTTGAGCCATTGATCAAATGTCATAAGATTTTATATCCTGCAAACGCTCTGGTGTACTACTATTATAGCCTATACCTATTAAGGAGTCAACTGTGGAAAGACATAAATATTCCGTCGATGATCTAAAAAGTGCTGTTAAAAATTCTCGTTCAATTAGACAAGTATTAGATAAGCTTGGTATTGTTCCTGCTGGTGGTAATTATCAAACAGTTAAAAGAAGAATTACTAAATATAGTATTGATACTTCTCATTTCGGCGGTCAGTCTTGGAATAAAGGAAAAATTACCGGCCCTAAAAAACCTGTCCATTTTTATCTCACTAAGAATTCTGTTGTTCAGAGTTTTAGACTAAAGAAAAGATTATTATCTGAGAATGTTTTTGAACACAAATGTTCTAAATGCAAACAAACTAAATGGTTAAATCACTCGATACCTCTAGAACTCCATCATATTGACGGGGATCATTATAATAATGAGTTAACTAACCTAATTTTACTTTGTCCAAACTGTCATGCTTTAACTGATAATTATCGTGGAAAAAATAAGTAGGAGCGGTGGGACTCGAACCCACACTTGAAGGATTTTCTTACCACTATAGTTTTCACTACCATTTCTGTTTGTGGTCTGGACTTTATCTTAACCATAACTTTCGTTTTAGGTTCCTGCCGTCAAGTCTCTACACCTTCATAATATTTCTATTAAGCTTGGCTCGGTATTAGCAGTTAAGCCTCCACCGAATTTGACAGGTTCTACATCAAAGATTTCTCTTTAAGCACTCAAATTGTATAAGTCCTTTATCTCTGCCATTGGATTACGCTCCCATAACACTTCCGAACTACATATCATAACGATTAGTTAGATGGTTGACTATGTTGTCTCTAACAATATTTATGAGGGATGTAGTTGGAAGCATTTGGTTTAAACTAAACTCAGCCGTTAGAATGAGCCGCCTTCAGACGACGAACAATGTCTGCCATATTAGCAGCATTATCAACAGTCTTTGTCGGCTTTGCTCGTTCCATCGCGGGAATCTCAATTCCCTGCTTCGTCAAAGTCGCCTTAGCACGGGCATAACGAGCCATTGTGCTGGCAATCTTTTGACCAGTCTTTGCTGCAATCTCAGCATAAGTCTTGCTGGAAAAAACAGCCTCAAGGAACTGGTCATCACTGCAACGAACACGACTCTGCTTATCAGTAGTAGTAACTTCAGCCATAATCAACCTCCAAATTCTTAACCAATCTTACAAGCAAGGCTCAGTCGCATGACTGATCTTACCTTGCGTTGTTCCTTCGATTATACAACAGTGTATCGTCAATGTCAATGGGCGACCTTGAAATTTTTTTGGTTCTCGCCAGAAATTGCTGTTGAACGTCTTTAAAGCCCCAAGGAGTACCAAACTCCACCCCATCTCTTTTATTATCAACGCCTACATCAAGCGTGAGACTACCAGAAACAACGTCCTCACGATGCAGTCTGCCATGAACATGACCATAAAGCATCCAGCTTTTTCTGTAGCTTCCAGACCAACTTCTCATAGGATAATGACACATAAATATTTTTTGGTTTTTGTATAGAATCATTTTCTGATAACTAACACTGGAGAATCCAGTAGTAAATTTAGTTGGCTCATCATGATTACCAAGAATAATGTGAACATTTTCACATACTATTCTTTCTCTATAAGATATGGCAGTTCCGCCTTTATGACAGAAATCTCCTATAACGTAAAGAATATCGTTTTGTCCAACTGTTTCGTTTATAGAAGAAATAATTTTAGCATCCATTTCCTCACCAGTAGAAAATGGGCGACTACAATATCCTATGATATTCCTGTGTCCAAGATGAAGATCAGCAGTAAAGAATACTTTCTGACCAACTATCTTATCCATTGTATTAATCCTCTGTTGGAAGAACCAGTGCCATTATTAAATATACCCAGAAAAGAATACTGCCAGTAAAAATTGCACCAGCAACAAATCCTAATCTTACTACAGAAACATCTAATCCTAGACTTTCTGCCAGTCCACCACAAACACCTAAGAAAACCCTATTCTTATTACTCTTGTGAAGTTGACTCATAAGTAGACCCCTTAATAATTTGTTGAGTTTGATATTCACTATAGCCAGATATTAGCATTGCTTGATAATATCCAACAACAGGAACTAGTTCTGGTATCATGATTTTTCCTTTAATGAGTATAGAGTAACCTTAAGTATTATATACCCATCTCGTTCACTGTCAATGTTTTGTATTGAGGATATTCTTCCTTTGCCCAAGAAAGAATCACCAACCAATAAAAACGGCCCGCCATCTAAATTAGCAGAAGTTATTACTGAAATATCTGATTGACAACCAAATTTAGCCCAATCGCTTTCTCCCTCAACCAAATATTCGTATTCACCAATTTGTGTTATTATTCTTTTATTCTTGTTCTTAGACTGTAAGCACTGGCTCATTAAAAATCTCACTATTGAGAATATAACCTTTATTATTTTCTGACGTTAGGTTAGTAAGAACGTCTTTTAATCTTTGATTTTCTGTCTCAAGAGTATTCATTATTTTTTCAGCTTGATTTAAAGCTTTTTGAAGAGACTTAACTCTATTAGCTAATTGATCGTTCATATATTCTGTAGCTGTTTTGACAACCATAATTAGCCTCCTTAATATAAGTGTTTGACAACCTTATAAGATACACCTTAGAGGTTAAGTTCGTTTAGGAATTCCTTTAAATCTTTAAGCTGTTTTTTATCTAGTACCATCTGATCAGCATAAGGCTTTTTATATGCTAAAACTTGGAAACAATATCTGAGTCTCTGCCATAATGACATCTTATGGCTATAGTTTGTATAATGTTCAAATATTGCTAAATCAGCTAAATCCATTTCGTGATCATACTCAATTACTAATATCTCACTCTTACAAGAACACGGAATGAACAGTGTTTTATTTTCCTTTAGATTTGTTATGCTTCCCATCTTTTTTCTTTCTAAAAATTCTTTCGTAGTTTTTGTCCCAAGTCTCTTGAGAAACCAAACTCTCTCGTCTTTTAGAACCCTTACCATTCTGCATAATTAACTCTCCAGAACATAGCTCCAGTAACGACTATCTTCTTTCTTTTGAAGATCATCCCAATAGATCGACCTTGCTACATAAGATGGGACTTTCAATTTGCCACAATTGACCATCCAGTGACGCTCCATCTTCTTATAGATTTCCGAACCAGTCTTGCTCTTATTATATTTAAGAGCCTCAACATCGTAAAGTCGAAGCTGATGAATGTCCCCACACAATACTCTTGCCTCATTAGGATGAATCATTTCAAGAGCAAAGCTAATTTTAGCCAGACCAATTCCGCTAATCTTATTCAGAATACTGTCTCTCTTCTTAACATGATACTTCTTGGTAGTCAGATAAAAATCTTTAGGATTAGCCCAAAACTTAGTGCTAAAATCCCAGATATAAGTAGTACGATTATTGTGTAGACCAACGCCGCTCTTGTGAAGTTTTTCCAAAAGAACTTCCTTACTGTCCACCCACTCGCTAAAATTCTTGATAGCATTATATCCCTTGACATTACCCTGCCAAGTGGTATGAACGGAGCAGTATGCAAAAAGATAGCGACGAAAAATATCTTCGTCAGTCTTAGGACGAACAGTTTCCCAATAGTCCTTATAGGCAACTACCTTGTCTTTGGGAAAATTCTTAAAAAACTCATCAGCTTTGCTCGTACTCATAACGACCGGCTTTTTCTCAACAACAATCTCTGTCATGTTATCCTCAAAGTTTGGTTCCAAAGTGTATGCTGCCATTCTACACTAGTGTTATCGTCTTGTCAAGACTCGCTTCTTGAATAAACATATTCTCGTCTTTGTTAGTAAAAGAGTCGAAATAAAGGCGTGAATTCTTTTGGAATAACTCTGTGAATTCTTCTGCTATTACTAACAAAAACGAAAATACTTGAACTTAGTTATAACAAGCTGAATACTTTTAGTAATAATGCTGTGAATACTAAGTTCGTTCTATCAAAATAATGCACTGAATTCTTTTAGAATAACAAGGTGAATTCTGATAGATATAACCTCCTAAAATAATGAGACTCTGAATACTTTTAGTAATGATCCACTGAATTATTTTAAGAGATTAAATGCTGTTTGAAAAAATTAACCAATTCAAAAATTGACCTACAATACTGCTTTCTATAAGCAACAAAAACAGCATCCTCTTGTGAGGTAAAGTGTCCTCTACGGATTACTTTTTCAGCTTTTTTTCCATCTTCATCTATTATAGATGTTTTTCTTTTAAGATCAAGCCCATGCTCTTGATCAGCCTTTCTAATAATCCAATTCATAGTACCGTGGTAATATAGATTACTTCTTGCTACTCCTCCCCTCCAATGAAACGGAGTCATGCAAAGAACGTATCTCTTAATAAAATAATTGCTAGGAAAATTATTAGTATCTTTATACAGTCTTAACTGACCGTCAAAATCTCTTAATATAGCTAAAATAGAATATATCTGACACATATTAATTTTATTTAGAATGATATCTCCTTCTTTTCCATGCTTAGATGTTTTCTTATACAATTGAAATCCAAAAACATCTCTAGCTATAGGAGAAAGATTATCATAAATATTTTGAATATTTTCCTTGATGAATACTGAGTTTTTGTCCTCATCAGATTCATAAGAATATCGTCTAGCAACATTTAGTATCTTATTGGTTGTCTCTTTCCAATCCCAACCTTCTTGAACAATATCCTCTACCTCAAATGAAGTTGGAGGATTCATTAATGCAATATTGGGAAAGTTCTGTAGTAGCAAGTAAATAGCCTTTGGATCATTAAAGTCAGATTTTGTTAAGCCAGAAAAACTTCTTGCTCTAGGAGTAGACTTCTGAGGAAATAGTTTAAAGTTGATATTCTTTGACTTAAACCTATCGTACAAATCAATTAAAAGATTTTCGGTAAAAGGTTGAGACAAAGAATACTTTTGTCTTGGACAACCAAGATGAGCATATTCTCCAATCACAGTTGTTCCAGAGTCTAATTCTTCTGGAAGTTTTAGAACATCCAAATGACTAATAACCTTACAAGTATCATTTTCGGAATTATAAATAGTGGCAGTGTTTTTACCGCAATCAAGAACTATCATATTGATCTATCATCTCCGTGTAGAATTTTAAATGTAGGAAACCTCAGACTAATACCACCCTTTTCATTCTCTGTCTCTTCAAAATATTGGACAGTAATAATTTTCCCAAGAATCTTCTTGGGACTCTTATAAAACTCTTGTCTTTGTTCAATACTAAAACCAGAACCTACTCTAACTGTGTGACCCTTATGCTGAATCATAACACAGCTCAACATAGTCTCCTCACATTCTGCACCATCCTTAACATAACGGAATGGCCCCATTTCAGTATCTAGAACCTCATATTCGTCATCAGAAAAAGCTTTATACTTCAATAGGTCTTTGGATCGTTTACCTTTATATGGAGCGTCAGATCGAAGCATAAGACCCTCCCAGCCGTTCTGACTAGACTCTTTGATCATATCTTGAAATTGGCTTTCGTTCTTAACCAAAGATTGTTCCAGCAATGTCAAACATGGACACTCATTCTTTTTCATAACTTCCGTAAGATTCTTGAGTCTGATACCAAAAGGTCTATTATATTCACCCTTCTGACTATAAAACTCATCATGAGTAATCATATCGAAAATCTTATATGATGGATTAGGGATAGTATGATCTTTCTTACGAAGTTCCTTCATTACTCCTTGAAAATCCTCATTACCATCTTCATCAACTAGACAAAGCTCTCCATCAAGAACTACATTAGTAAGTCCCAAAGCTTTAATCCCATCGCTAACAACACCAAGAGTATCAAAGTTTTTTCCCGTGCGGGAATAAAAGGTAGTATTACTATTACTGTCAACAATAGCAATACATCTAGCACCGTCGATCTTCCTGCTAACATACCATCCATCCTTCCAGTCTACAATTTTAGGAACATACTTATCAGCAAGAGCAACGCTAAATGTTGGAATATGATCTGGAATAGCCTTATTAATTAGCTTATCTCCAGCACGGGTTTTTAAGTCCTTGTCAATAATGCAATGAACTAGTTCTTCGTATTCTTTTTGGTTATCAATAAATGTATTAACTGCTCCAATAGCATCGTGTCCAGTAATTGTTCTGCTCTTTAGAGCATCTAACAACTTAAAAATACAATCATAAGCATGACCACGCAGATGCTTTTTCTTTTTAAGATTATCGCTGGTCACATTATACTGCCAAAGAGGATGATAAGTATACAGCAAAATCTTTTTAATGAAGTTTGCTCCACTGTCATTGGAGGAAGTATAATCCTCAATAATTCCAACCTTATCAAGCGTACTACTAGTTGCCTTCAAATCACGAACAAAACCGTCAAGATGCTCAAACGACATTTCTAATTTCTCCTGTGTTTTCCCAATTCTACCCTGTGGTAGTCAGCTTGTCAAGTATCGTCTAATCGGTTTCTTTTCTTGAAAACTATAGCCATAGACTGAACCAAATCACTGCCAGATGTTTGAAACCAGCATGGAAACAACGCATGAACTATCAAGCAAAATCCAGCAACTAAACATAAACATCCAAAAAATACAGCAAATTTAAAATGCTGATAGTATGTCATATTATTTTCTGTTAGATGTTCTTTAATTCTGTTTTTCATATCGTTTTTACCTTTGCCTTGAAAGAAAATAATTTTATTATATTACAAGTATAAGACATCTTTTTATAAAGAATTAATATGGCTAAAAAGTATTGCTGGTATTGTGATAAAAATCTAGACACTTCTTTATACCATAGGTCTAAAAGTAGTTCAGATGGTTTTCAAGGTATGTGTAAAGACTGTCATAAATCATATAGGAAAAACTGGTTGTCTAAAAATAAAATACAATATGAGAAAAAATGCAAAGAGTGGGCAACAAAAAATAAACAGAAAAAATATTTAACTCAAAAAGAATGGAGAACCAATAATAGAGAATATTTTCGTGAGCATCAAAGAAAATACAAGGCATTGAAGAGAAAAAATGATCCTATTTTTAGGATAACGGGAAATTTAAGAGTTAGGTTAAGAAAGACAGTTAAAGGTATAAATAAAAGTAAAAAAACAATGGAATTATTAGGATGTAGTATAGAGGAATTTAAAGAGCATATTAAGAAAAAATTTAAAAAGGGAATGACTTGGAATAATTATGGTAAATGGGAACTGGATCATATCAAACCTTGTTGTAGTTTTAATTTAATAGATTTAGAGCAACAGAAAATCTGTTTTCATTATACTAATATTCAACCTTTGTGGAAAAAAGAACATAGAGAAAAGACTACGAATGATACTAGAAAATATCTTTACGATTTCTAGACATAATCAAATAGTTAACGGCTTTAATTATAGAGCTTAAATCATCTCCTAATTTACCTAAACCAGTATTACATCTAGTGCAAAGCCATCCTCTAAAAGTATCATCACTATGGTCATGGTCTAATGCCCATTGGAAAGGAATCTTACCACAACATTCGCAAACTTCTGGTCTTGGTGGAGCTTTTTTATGTAACTTAACTCGTATCTTAGAATGTTTTTTAACACATTTGCGACATCTGCTATCAAGATTATCTTTATACATACTGTGCTTGGGAAAACTTGCTAGGTTTTTACGTTTCAAACAGTATGAACAAACTTTACGCATTATTCTAATATACTTCTAAAAACAATTGAATATCTAGTTTCTTTAACAGGAAATATTGAATGGCTCCACTCCCACCTAATACTATCTTTCATTTGAAGGATATCTTTTGGATGCATTATAATTTCAAAATTATCTTTTGGATTTTTTGTGTTTTGAAACAACATTGTTGCTGTTGAATTAACACTTAGTATTGTTACTATTGGGCCGCTTACTTTTCTATCTATATGAGGAGCAATAAAATCTCCAATTAAATACTCATTAATATTTATAGAATCTGGTTTGTATCGTAATATTTTACTAGAAACTAATTGTTCTGCTATTTTATCAATATTTTTAGGGAATTTGTATTCATAGTAATTATTGTCACAGATTGAGCGATCTCCATATCTTATTACGCGATTTCTATCCACATATCTTTTAGAAACCTTTGATATTGATTCAGAAAGTTCTTGTTTTATTTCTTCTATTAAAGAACTGTGATCATCATCTGAAATAAAATTTTTGTATATATATAAACCAAGATTATTGTAGTCTGTCATACACTTCCTTTTTAAGTGGACTAGGCGAGAGTCGAACTCGCGTCCAGAATAAACATCAATATAAACTTCTACATCGTTAGTTGATTGTTATCACACTACCAACAAAGCTATCAGAATTATCTGCGTCAGATTGAGTACAATCATCATTCCCATTTATGTCTGGCAGGACTACCATATCCGAATATCGGAGTCAGCATGATTTGGTAATAAGGCTCATGCCGCCCCACTCAGTACCTAATTGATTAGGCAGCGAGAGCGAGAGTTACTTCGCCAATTAACAATTTTAATCGACTTTTAAACTGGCCGGTCGATTAACCAGTCGATGCAATCTATACCTATTTTACCTGTCGATACCTTTACTAGCCCGTGATTTATTTACACCATTCTTTCTTGTTTCATTTTCTTAAGAATTTGTTCCATCAACTCTTTTAATTCTTCATCATCTATCTGAGGTTTTGGTATTTCTGGTTCCAGAAACAAACCTTTAGCTGGCCCAGCCTCCATTTTTTTGATTTGATAATTTAGTCTTTCGATACTTTGAAACTGCAATAAGTTAAATCCTAAAGAGATTAGAAATAGTCCTAAAAAAAATAGTGTTAGTGGTTGTAGTTTCATTTTTAAAATAGGGCGAGTTGGAGTCGAACCAACCTATGAACACCTTATAAGAGTGTCGGATGCAACCGGCTTACCTTCCGCCCCGTGTTGTTTTCTTATTGTACTCTATCGACCAACCACTGTCAAGACCTTTAGGAATTTTGTTGTGACTCTAGTTCAATTAGTCTTTGATTAATTTTATCTAAGGATAACGCAGCATCTCCACAAGCTTTACACAAATCAGAATAGAGATATTCCTTCAAGTCATGTAATTGGTCTTTTAGTTGTTGTATTTCTTCTTTTGACATATTATTTAATAGTGTTGAATGTTTCGTTAGATTCTGGATGCCAAAAAATCATTTCATTAGATTCGTCATTCCAAGCACACTCTATAATTCCAGAAGATGCTACTAAACTTAGGCTTGAATTATAAATCCACTTTTTGATTTCGTCACAAAGAAGATCGTAGTTGTCATCGCTAAGAATAAATTCGTCATTATATCCTGGTTCAATATATTTCCTAACCAAATTTTCTGTTTGAGACAAAGAAATCAAATTATCTACCTGATAGTAGTATTCTCTAGGAAAAACCAATACCACGTTTTTTCTAATGCTTTTAGTAAAAAGCTTGAGATTCCTAATCTTAATATAATTAGTCATCGTTATCCTTTGAGGGTTTGGCGGGGATTTCTGTCTTATCTTTATTGGCTAACCAGAATACCATTTCGTTAGATTCGTCATCCCATGCACAATCTACAAAACCCTTTGCTGCTAATTTGCAAAGACCAACCTCATAAAGTTGATTTCTAATACTCTCAAATATCTCATTAAATATATCTTCGTTTATAAGGTAATTTCCTTCCTCGTCTAGCCCAAGATTATTCTTTTTGACCATATTGATTACTTGAGGAATGGTAACGAATTCATCCAAGTCCTCTGTATAGTTTTCTTCAAAAGAAGATGCTGCTCCATTCCTCATGGCTTTTGCATAACCTTCCAAATCAATAATGCTATAGCTTTCCATTATTTGTTCCCAATTAAAGATATTTTGTAGTACCCTTGCCGTCACTATCAATTTTACACCGCTCCAGCAGATTGTCAATAGTGTTCTGCAAACTATATTCGCCTCTACTTAGCCACTTTCTATCCTCATAAAGAGCAGTGGTAATTTGAGGTAGATAGAATTGAATGGCTCGTTCAAACTCTTCTGGAAAATAAGTTTTTAAAACACGCTCAATATGATAAAGACTATCTACTATCTTATCTCTATTATCAAGCAGACTATTGATCTGATCTTTTTGTTCTTGAGTAAGAGACATTACGCCTCCACCTTTTGTTTGAGTTTCATAAGTTTGTGCTTAATTTTCCAAACGTGGGTTTCTTTGTTCTGGATATCTGGCCCCATATAAATATGACAGAAGCCTTGGTGCTTGTCCAGACCCCACGCTTTAATTCCATGCTGGTCGATACTGTCTACAACAAAACGACCCCTATAGCCCATAGGAATGAAGTCCCCACCCCTTGCAAAATATGGGCCTCCAGCAACTCTGATACGGTCGCCTTTGATCAATTCCTTCCAGTTAAAATCTCTGATAATCTTAGTGTTCTTTGCTTCTTTACTCTTTGCTTTAAAAACAAAGGGAGTATTGCATTTAGGACACATATAAGCTCGCGGGCCTGTAGTAGCTCCGCACTTATCGCAAGACTTTTGACCTTTTCCCATTTTCCATCTCCTGTGTTGATTGACGTTATGCTCTAAGTATACATCAGTTATCGGCACTGTCAAGAGGGATTCTTTAGCGGTTCTGAGATTTTTCAAAAATCTACAGAATATCCACATAATTTATTTTAATGTGACCATCTTTAATGGAAACATATGAACAAGGATGATCTGTCCAACACCCACTATTATAGTAGTTTGTTGATTCAGAAACATCACTGGTTGCTAAATGAGTATGTCCACAAATAATTGTGTCACATTTTTTGATAGCACAATATAATTTAGCTCTTTCACAAACTTCCTGAGAACTTCTTAAAAATGTTTTACTGCTACGTTTAGCGAGATTGGAGTAGTATAGTCCAGCATAAATCTGTAACCACCGATAAATATAGTCGGCTATTTTAGTTAGTCTAGGATATTTAGAAATGACATTATCAAAAACATCTCCATGCAAAATTAGTATTTTTTCATCCCCACTAATAAAACTGTACTCATTCATAAAATCAACACCGATTAAATGACTGACCATATCGGCAGGCCCGTCATGATTACCACTAATCCAGATAACCTTAATAATATCAGATATTTTACGGATTTGAGATAGTATTTTCCAGTGGTCTTTTTTTAGTTTACGAAAATCCCAACTATCAAACAAGTCGCCGTTAATAATCAAAGTGTCAGTATCAGTCTCTCCAAGTTCAATCCTAGACAGAAAAGATGCTAGAGTTTTAGCCTGACAAACATTACTTCCTAAATGAATATCACTAATAACTATAGCATCAAAAGTCATACTATATATCCTTCTTTCTTAGCCTCATCGTCACAAAGAGTTTTAATCCATGCCATAACTGGCTCTCCCTCATCGTCTGTTCTTTGTTTGCGAAGTTTTCCTCTTTGCCCAGTAACTTCACAAGTTATATAGCTCATGCTTTCTGCCATATCTATTGCTCCTTTGATAAAATCATCAGAACCATAGCAATATGCTCGTAATCCGCCAAACTTTTCCTTGATCTGACTCCAGTAAAAGAATTCTAGAGGCTCATTAAGCCTTTTCTTGTAATCAAGACGGCTATCTACAATATAGCAAAGTTTTGACAGAATATCAAACCAACCATCACCACACTCTATCCATGTAAGATTTTTAAACTGTTCAGGATATGCTGAGATTAGTTTAGTTGTTAGTTCAGGACTCATTGTAATCCACCTTGTGTATAATTTTTGTTCCAAGATGAGCATTACTCAATTCACCGCTATCATTCATAGAATCATTACAAAGCTTTTCAAATTCTTTGCGGCCAATCTTTCGACCGTCAATAATATTTTCGTCTAGAAACTTTTGGGTTAGGGCTTCTGGATGGTCAATAAGTACGGTATCATAAGCGTGTTCAAGATTTTTGGCCTCAATAACATACTTATGACGAAACAAAGAAACTGTACTAACTTCAAAAAGTGGCATGATAATCTCCTTAGTCTATGTTGATATTATACTGAGTAACTAATCTGTGAAATTCTGTTCTTATCTTATCTAAAGCATCTCCAGCGTCATTAAAATCATTACTATATTTTTGCCAAGATCGTAATTGTTGAGAAAAATCCCATAACATTCTTTTAGCATTACCAGCTTGAATAGCAGTATCAAACTCGTATTGTTCTTCTGGTAGTTTAAATTTTAAAGTCGCTACTGGCATAAATCACCTTTTCTTTTTAAGATCATCTGGCTTTTTATCTGGATCTGGAATAATTGTCAAAACATCTTTTCTAAAGGTTGTCATATAGCTTTGAGCAATCTTTCTCTTTAACAATCCATCTTCTTCAGTTTGAGTATAAACATTAATCCTAAAATAGTCATGAAATACATTGATAACCTTTGTCATCAAATGATTCTTTGGTTTACTAACTTGCTTAAAAAGCAAACTCTCAATTTCATAATCGCTAATCATCTAGCTCTCCTGTTTCCGTTTAAATTATCTAGCACGTCTATTCGCTCTATCTAAAATCCTAATGGTTTCTTTAGCATTGCTTGGAACCATAACTAAACTTGGTGCTGTTTTATGTCCCCAGTCCATAAATCCAACAGCCTTTTGTTCTGCACTACATTCTTTGCAGACAATATTGCGATTAGTCTCAGTCAAAAATTCGTATCTTTCGACTCCAACACAATTTTTGCAGTAAATACAGTTCATCTTGTCTCCAAAAAGAGTTAGCTGGCAATGCTCTGTTTATACCACAAGTATCGTCGTTGTCAACGGCATACTTGAGAAACTACGGACTCAAACATATTACTTAAATAGTCCAATAATTCTATCTATAATACTTGGAAATCTAAATTCTTGATTATTGATACTATAGATATTCTCGACTTTGGTTTTCTTAAGCTTTTTTGGAGTTGGCTTTTTATTAATTTTCATTCTATGCTCCTAAGTAATTCAATCTTAATGGTTTTGGTAGGACAAACAAAGTTTCCGCTATCATCGCTATGATAGATATTAGTTAATCCAACAGCATTTAATAGTTTAGAACAATTAACGCAAGGTTTGCTGCCAAGAATCAATCCCTGTCTGTTAATTCGTAAGACACATACGCTCCAATTAGGATCAATGGAGTTATAGCGATCAAGTAGTTTAGAAATAAGATGAGATTCACTATGAACATAAGGATACTCCAAGTATTTGGGGATGTTAAATCTTTTTCCTATTCTGAAAGCTTTTGTACTCATCTTAATAGGATTATTTTGAGCAAATTCAATCATTCTCGTTCCATCAAAAGCCGCCGCGTAATGATAACAACGAATTAACGAATTAGGATTCCAATTATCATAGGCTTTCTTGATAGTTTTATGAATTATCTTCACGATTAATTTTGTCCAATTTTTTGTTTGTCTCGTCCAAGTCTGACTGAACATATACGTCATCATTATCTTGACCAGAAATATCCCACTCTGGCTTATCTAGCGGAGGTAGTCTATATTTGTGAGGTTCTTTTGGTGTTGGAGTTTCTGGACTAAGTTTAATTCTCTGTGGTTCTTTCATGATATTGCTCCTATCTTCCAGAATTAGATGATATTGCTAATAAATAAGCACCAATATTAGCCCAGCTATATCCAATATACATAATACAAAGAGGGTAATTACCCTTCATTCCTTGTTCAAAAGCAACATAAGAATAAATACATCCTGTTACTATTATAAGCCATGCACTCATTTTTATCCATTCTTCTCTATTGGAATATAGCGAGAGCCATCAGCGGCAATCTGCTCCTGACCAATAGTAATCTTCTTATCTTCTTTTAGCAAGCTAATAATTGCTTGAGTATTAACATTGGGGCTAATTGAAATTGCACCGATTTGAGCCATAGTTATCTCCTTATATTTTAAGAAACACAGTTTAGTAAAGAATCATATTTTGCAAGAGCTAAGTCTTTTGCTTTTAATTCTAGATCAATATCGAACTCAAGACCATAATTGTCAAAAGTATTTTCTGGATAATCAGCGTGCGCCCGTGGATTATTACCTTCTCTGCTTTCACTGTAATGAAAAAGAGGTCTGGTTTGCCAAGTATCCCAGCACATATTAATTGCTTCACGTTCTGTAAGACCATTTGGGTGGCATTTGTGATGCAAATAGTCGAAACAGATTGGAATACGAGTTATTGGATGGAAAATATCTACTAATTCTTTGACGCTCCAGCAGTTAAGTTTGTCATCGTTTTCGATTGTAACGCGAGCCTGACAATTATCATCCAGTTTTTTAAAGTTGTTATAGAATCTGTGAGCAATTTCTTCTCTGCTTCCATTATTATTATGAACATGAAAATTCATAGGTGATCGTCTGTCTGCTGGCAGTCCTATTCTGTCAAAGAAACTACTGTAGAAATTGAGTTCTGCAATTGTTTTTTCGACAACTTTTTCGTTGAGGCTTGACAAACTATTAAATTCACTAGGATGAGCAGAAACCCGTACATTAGTAGAGGATATACTTTGCTCAATATTATCAAACTCGTCTTGAATAGCATCATGGTTAGGCAAATCTTCAAGACTTACATTAGCCTCATCGTAAGTAATAAGAGGAAAAATGTCGCTACTAACACGATAAACATAATTATTTTCTGCACAAAATTGAATTGTTTTATTTGTAACCATCAGATTATTCTGGATTCTATCTCCAAGAATTTCTAAAGCTTCTTCTCGCGGCAAAGAATTGAATCGTTTAAAAGTCATGGTCTGATGACCAAAACCTTGCTCCTTGAGAGTAAGCGAAATACAACAGAGTCCCAACCTATTCATAAATTTCTCCTGTGGCTGGATTATATCGTGTTATCGGCCTGTTGTCAACAGACACTTGAGAATTATTCGTAATTCAGACGATATTACCTTCGTCATCAACAACAGAATATATTTTTAGGATTTTTAGTTCTGGCTCAAAATGCTTATGAAAATTTTCTATTGCGGTTTCTCTTGAGGTTGTCATAAAAGCACGATGAAGAATAAGTGTTTGTCCACCATTTCTTTGTTGTAACTGTCCTGTTACCACAAATTCTTTAACCATTTCTTTTCTCCTCAAAAATAAAGTAAAATACTATCCAGTAATACAAAATACAAACAGCAGAATATACTAAAAGAAAATCACTCATTAAGACCATCCTAGTGCTTCTGATACTGTGGGGAATTGTTCTGAAAAAACTTTCTTTGTTTCTTCTGCAATAAGTCTGTGTTCTTTTTGAGTACCATTAGAGGATCGTAATTCGATATAATGAATCCAGCTACGAATTGAACCACTAACATAAAGTCGGGTAGGAGTTGCTAATGGTAGAACAAATCTAGCACACTCTTTAGCTATTCCATCAGCAACCATGCCATCATAAATAGCTTTAGCTTTAGCAAAATGTTCACGAATTTTAGTATTCCATTTTACTTTAGTCTCATCAGATATATCATCAATACTATTTTGTCTATTCTTATTGTCTTGCCTTCTTAGTTCAAACATTGGAATATCTTCTGCTAGTAATGTAGCATCAGCATATCTTTGTGAAAACTCTTGAAAAGTGAATGATCTATGTCTGAGAATTTGAGCAGCTAGTCCTCTTGTGGTATTGATTTCAACCGTCATGAAAGCTTGTTCAAATATACTCCAGTGTTGATTCTTGATACAGTAAGCTAGGAGCTTTGAGTAATTGTCGTTGTCTTGATTATTGGGATTGCTTACTCTGGCACAATATGCCATTAGTTTTTCTGCGTCCGGAGTTACACTAATTAGTTTTACACTCATATTTGATCCTCTGTATATAGTATTTCAAATTCTTCTAGTGGACATACTTCCATATCCCAATTACCTTTTCTTAATCCAAATCCCAAAATAATTCCACTTTTTTCCCAATTTTTAGCATAATCTTCGCAAGATATTCTTTTAATAGGTTGTCCGTAAGTATTAACGCTTCCATCGAAAACTTCTGTCCCTACATCAAACCATTCATCTCTTTTTGATATAAGCTTAACGTATTTCATTGTTATTCCAATAGCTAATCATCTTATTCCATACTGGAGTAAAGAAGTATACTGCAATAAAACTAACGATACCACTAACAGAGGCATTAATTATACCTCCAACAGTTAGTGCTGGAACTATTGGTATCATTTGTGTTTCAGTTTTTTCTTTATCTTCCATGCTTACTTCCTTACATCATATATGGTTCCCAAAGTTCTTTTGGGATCAATATTTTATAGTCAATGGTTAGTTCTTCGTTTTGTTTAATGTCTCTAGATGCAACACAAGAATTTTCATCTTGTTCTATGATATTAGGATCGTTTGAATGATTTACAAACCTACTATCGTCTAAAGGAATCAGATAGTTTCCATCATCATCTATCCAATAGTAGTCTTTCTGTATTATAAAGTCTTTTTCTATCTGTGATAATTCTTTATATTTGTTGGGACTAATTTGAAATGAAGAAATACTGGTCATTTTCCATATTAAATCTCCATTCATAATATCTTGGTCTGCAAATAAACCTATACCAGATATTAAACTTCTATCTAGTTTAGTCTTTACTACTATCATGATCTGTCAAACCTATTTGTTTTTGTTTCCCACCAGAAATGAGCCATTGTTGTGTTACCATCAAAGTATATTGGACAAAAATCTGGACGAAAAATACTGTTAAGATTACAAGCAACACAAGTAAAAAATAACTGTGATCTTGGGTATCCATAATCTAAAAGCTTTTTCTCTATTTTCTTAAAATTATTTCCGCTAAGGCATCCACTATCTACTATAATTAGTGAGCGGTATGGGTCTAATTGGTCTGGATTGATAAAAGCTTCAAATTCATCTTTGTACGGAATATTTACTGGTTCTATATCTAGAGGCTCGTCTTTATGAGATAGCTTATGAGCCATCAGTTGAGCCATTAATCCAGAATACTCGTAGCTTAACTGTAATATTGCTGTTTTACTAGCTAAGTTAGTAAAGATATTATTACGAATTTCTTCACATATTTTGTCTATACATTTAGTTTCCCAGTCCCTATCAATGTGTAGATTTTTAAGAGCCATAATCACTCACTGTAAATTTGATGTCAGCTTTTGCTTCTTTACACTTAATTTGATGTTCAACCCACTTGTCATCTGTCATGTGATTAAAAATAGCAGTAGCTACTTTGCTAACACTTTTTGCTACTCCACTCGCATCTGGCCCAGCATCTAACTTAGCCCAATAATAAAGACCATCTTCCTTGTCTTTAATTACTTCATAGCCTTGGGTCTTAGCCCATTTCTTAATTTCGGAGATCATCATATTAACAACTCATATTACCAGATTTTGGTGGTTTGTCAAGATATTTTCTTGTGGATGGATCATAATTTTCAATAGACTTGTCATAATGCTTCCATGCTTCAGTATGTTTTAAAGCAATGATTTGTTTTTCTTGTTCTGATAGTCTTTGTCTTTGGTATTCAATAAGTTTATACAGCTCTATAATATAGTCTAGTACAGGCTGGCCTTTATACTGAGTTAATATATTATTAACTGTAGAAATATCTACAGGATCATATTTAAAGGTTCCATCCCAACTCATTTTTGCATTTGCTCCTCATAGGATGTTTGTCTCTTATGCTCAAAACCCATAGAGAATCCTTGCATATAAACAGTCTTTAATAGACGAGAATTTTCTCCAACAAGTTGTCTATTGTCTTTAGCCCAAAGAACAAAACTTTTTTCTTCATCACAAATATCAGACAAATCTGGATAATAGATATCATCAAACCAATAATAGTGTTTTTGCAGCATAGTATCTAGTGCGATAAACACTGGTGGTTTTGGATCGTAGCTATGATCTATTTTTGATAGTACAAGCTCATCCATGAAAACATTAACAATCTTGTCTCCAACCTTTAATCCCATAGCCAAATCAAGACGCATTAGTAGTCTCCTTGCTAAATTGATCCATGTATGAATTGTAAGCATCTTCTAAATTTTCAATAAGCTTGAACTTCCAGATAGGAGCATTACTCCATTCTGTACTTTCGTCAATGCTTTCAATCAAACACTGTAATGCTTTTTCTGTACCTATTGTTTCTAATGCTTTTTTAATTTGATCTTTGTTAGTCATCCCGTCCTCTTGTATAAATAACTTCCTGCCCAATCACATTCATCAATCAGTTTTTTGTGGTCGTCGAATAAGTTGTATCTAGCATCTTTATAGGGAGCCTTATAACTTGCTGGCTTATAAATGTTTCCATTAATTTTATCTACGAAAGCGTGAATAGTTTCAACACCTTCCCAAACTTGAGTAATCTTGTAGTATTTATTATTCTCTTTGAAGAAATAATAGACTGTTTGTTCATCTCCATAGGTTTGTTGTTTGGCTTTTGTCTCAAGAGCATCCAACCAAATATGTATATGGCTATGAAAATCTCCTTGGGTTTTACTAAAAATAGTAGTCATAAGTAAATCCTAGCATATAGCCGAAAGCAAAGAAAACAACCACAATTAACACTAGCTCAATTATCCAAGTATAGTCCCACTTCATCGTACCTCTCATTCTATCTTATCGGTCAGTCCTTGTCAATACTTCAAGCAAAACCAATTCTTTGTTTGGTTGTTGAAAGAGTGCTTTCAATTTCATAATCAGCAAAACTCTTGCAATCATAACTTCGCCCATTCCACCAACCAATTTCATAGCTGATTGAATTATTTCCTCGAATATTGATGCCTGTTACTTTACCAAAAACATCTTCGGCCAACTTAACATCAGTACCAATAGCAAAAGTTTCTATCTTATCTTTCATTATCATCTCCATTTTCTGTCCATAGGTTATGATCGAACATCGGTGGCTTGTCTTGATTTAATAGTAGTCTGCGTTCTTCTCGCAAAGAACCTATTTCTTTTCTTTGAGTTTTAATCTCATTTTTAAGAGATTCAATGGTATAGTTTTGCTGTTCAATAGTTCTTTCTAAGCCATTAATATAGGTATCAATATCAAAGAAAGGATTAGATTTATCAGATTGATTCATGATTCCATGCTTTTTCTAAGTAGCTTAATGTTGTATCAACTCTTTTGTCGTTATAAAAACAGTCTAAATCTGTTGATATTAATTCTCTATGTTTATCCGGCCAAACTTCTGACAATGTATTCATAACTGTTTGACCATATCTCAAACCATATCGTTTAAGATCATGATCAATTTTACTTCTAAATTCAGAATAGCTCATTGGTGTTTCTTTTTTAGAAGTCTAACAATGTCTCCAGCAGTATCTACAACATTGTTTCCTCCAAGATAATACCGCCCAGTAATCTGTATCATTTCATCCAAAGTTTTTTCAGTATTGTATAGTCTGGCCCATTTTGGTTTATATTCAGCTTTCATATAATTCCAAACACTATTATAGAAATCACAAATAGCTTGATTTACTGACTCTTTCATTACTTTTCCTTTTTAGTGGATGATTCGTCGTGAGGTTCTAGTTTAACGTACTCTGGCTCCTTTGTCAAGTCCTCTTGTTGTTCGCTATAGGGACAGTTAAAACAACCAAGATGGCAGCAGTACCCTCTTTTTAATAAGAACTCCCTAGATAGCATCAACCTGTTCACTCTGAAGATATTCTTTGATAGTCCATCCTAGCTGTAGTAAGTCTGATCGTATTTCATCAGTAACAAAACTTTCTCCAACATATCCATCATTATGACTACCTATTCCAGAACAATACCAATCAATATAACTCTCACCCATATTCCTCATATCTGCCAAAACACCCCCAGCATATCTCCAAGAACAACTCCATTCTTCATCATTCTTGTAGAATAAGTTATTACACATAGCAGCATACAGATTTTGGCTGTAGGATTCACTATTTACACATTTATTTGTAATATAATCTGATTTGATAAGATCGTGTTCTAGATTAACTTTTCTCATGACCATAGCTCTTTACGGATTTTAATTAGTTCAATAAGCATTTTTGTATCTTCTTTTTCGTAGTCTATTTCAATCTTTTCAAGTTTTTTAAATTGAGATAATTCTTTTCTTGTTATCTTACCATCCATCAAATTATTTTCTTTATCTTGATTCCAAGATAATTTGGCAACGTCCATAGGTTCTGGTCTATTTGGACGATCTTTCCACCATAAATAAAGTTCTTTGATCTTTTGAGCCTTAATAGCTTGGTGAGTTGGTTTTCCATACTTTGGGTCTTTTTTATCTACTCCCCAGTCTTTATTATACTTTAAAGAACAAGCCCACTTTAGGTAAGCTAATCCTGCCTCAACTGATCGGCCATGCTTGAACTTGTAATTTTTAGTACCTTTTTTAAGAGACCATTTTGCTAGATGAGCATATTCGATCTCTACGAAATCCACAAGCTCATTAAACAAACCATGAAGAATTCTATAGTCAAGCTCGTAGTAATGTCCTGGCTTTAATCCAGTCTTTAGATAATGTGTCTTAGTTATCCAGCGATTCTTTACATAGTATCTTATCTCACTATAAACATCAGCAGGAAACAGGATCGAATCCTGTAGTTTAGGTAATACTTCTTCTGCCAACCAGAATCGAATTGGTCTTTTCTTTCTTTGTTCTTCTTTCCATTGTTCCCATTTACCCCATTCTAAAGCGTAAGGCTTTTTCTCTCCGCGAATAAAGTCCGCGAATTTAGAACAATTCCAGTAATTCATTCTTGATCTTGGTCTTAGCCACATAATTTATTCCTGTACTTTAGTTCCCATATCATAAGGATAACCATCTTCTACTTCTTCACTATAGACATCTTCATAGTGATTATCCCACCAAGGAATTTTACTATCTGGTAATTCACTCATGATTATAGTTCAACATATTTTAGTATATTTAAGATTCTTCGTGCTAATGCAGCCCCGCCAACAATCCTGCCATCGTTATAATCTTCACCATATCCAGATGTAGACTCATGATCTTTTTGATCTTGAATTTTTCGATTACACAGTTTCATAATTTCTAAGATATTGGCTTTTTCTATTTCATTCATATAAATAGTCTATCTTGTAATAGTTTTCTAACGGTTTCTGTTACGTTAATACCATTGACTAAAATATCGTTTGAACCATAAGGATTATCTGGCATCCTTTTGGATACTGTATTATATAGCCAAAATATAACAAACCTCTCATCCTCTGTCATTATTAAATCCTTGTATTAAAGCGGCATTTCTCAGTCATTTACACAGAATCCCGCTAAGAGTCTACGGAAGTTGATTGTAGGGAATACCCGCGATCCCGACCATTGAGGCATCAACATCTTAATTATACTGTGTGATACTAGAGTGTCAATAGTTCAGTTTCCAACTCGTTTAAACATTTGAAATCTGTACCACTTATATTCATATTCCAACTCTTATGATAATGACCGAATCGCCACTTCTTAGGTTGATGAATATTAAATAGCTCTTGCAAAGCCCATCCTGTTAGGTTCTCGTATTTTCTTTGGTTAGCATCTAGTATTCGTAAACTAACTTCGTCTGGACAATCATGGGTTAAAACAATATCAGGTTTAATCTCTCTGTAAAGTTCTCTAGCTTTTATGAAATGGTCTATAGTAACCTGCTCTTGCTCCCACCAATTTATTCCAATAGTTCGATCTTGACGATCAATACTATACGCCCCTCTGTAATAGAAAAAATTCACCCCATTCAAGCATGAGTAACCAAAATCCCCAAGGTAATGAGGAATATGAATAATCCTATCGTAATGGTCATGATTGCCTCCTATAATTTTATGTTTCTCATCATCCACATTAAATACTGTGCCATAATCAAAACCAAAGTCACCTAGTTGAATGGTATATGGGTGACGATCTTTTTCTCTGATAATTTCATAGTAACGCTTATACTTGCCATGAACGTCGCCAATTAGAGTTATTGAATTATTCATACTCCATCCAAAGGGTCTGGCTTAAAAGGGTAGCTAAACGGCCCTAGAACACTCTTTCTTTTTTGTTTGAGAAATTCTAGGGTTTCATCAAAACAAAACTCACAAATATGAATCTCGTATTTTGATCCATCATTACTTGAACCATATCCCCAATAGGATTCTAGGGTAGCATAATCTGGCCCAACATCTGGATAGTTAGTGGTACTTTTCCCACAAATATCGCAACTTACATCGTCAAGGACTTTTCTTACTTCTTCTTTAAATGTTCTCATTTCCAACGTCGTGAAACGTCACGCCTCTTAGGTGGACTGTAATGACTAACTGTTTTAGTAGTAACGGTATATGGTTTAAAAATCTTTTTTGTTTCAAAGCCACTAGGAAGAACTCTGGTAGTATTTTGACTATCACTTAATCCAATATATTCTGCAAAGTAGTCCATAGTTTTCTTGTATCCATCAATAATAACGTCCTTAGAACAAGTTTTCTTCAACAAATCTTCAAAACTCTTAGCCATTAGTAGTGACCTCCATTACTTCATTAGAATATTCATAATAAATGCTTGTCCAATCTTCTTCTTGGTTTACAATAAGATTGTATGTATAAAATTTACCTTCTGAAAACATTGGAATACTATTAGGAACTCTGTTACCTTTCATGGTAACACTTTCGCCACACAAAGGCCCACCAATCAAACTAATAATAGTATTAGGTATTTGAGGATTCATTAATGATATCTAAAATAGTTTCAGCTAAAGTTGAACGACCAACAATTCTTCCATCCTCATAAGGATTATTATAACTAGACTTTTGGCTCCAGCTTTGCATTATACCCAAACACATTCGTCTAATTTCTTCCATTTTTTCTTCGTTACTCATTTGTAGCCTCTGCTTGTACATAAAAGATTTTGTCAATATTGCATCGACCAAGAGCAATTCTAACGCCCAGTTTTTTGTTATAATTCTCCTTCTTGCTACAAATAGCAAGCCCCTCATAATGATCGCCAGATAGACTATCAATTACAATTTGAGTTGATCCACCTTTGGTATCTGGATCAATAGGAGCATAACCATGAACACTTTGATTAGGCTTGCTTCCTACTTGCCATTTATAATAGCCATTGTAAAGCCGATTATGAAGAACCCTAACTTTATATCCATAATTACGAAGTTGTTGAACTGTCATCTTTTCTCCAATATTAGTGTAGACCACAAACTTCCACTGTACGACTGATAATAATAGTATTATACTCTGACAAAAAACTATTCAGATGATCTTGCTTAATTACCAACTCACCATTATTCTGACCAATAAAATACTTGTCAAGCAAATCTTGAACTTTTTGTTGAACTGTTGGACTCATAAACTTTCTCCAAAGGATACCCAAGTATACTGTAGTATCGGCTTTTGTCAAGACACTCCATTAAGAATTATTTCTTGTCTGAGAGAGCTATTAAAATACCATAGGATAAAATGCTTGGAACCCAAAGGCCCACATATAAGCTATAAAATTCTGCATTTGGTATGCCACTAAACATTAGCCCTATACTAAGTATTATGCTAACAAATGCTGGAACTATGACTAAATTAATCATTTCGTACCTTTATGACTGTTCGTGAATCTTTACTTTGTGTTCTTTAACTTCTCTGATTAGTTTTTTCAGAGTGTCATTATCTTTAAGCTCTGATAATGTATAATTTACTCTACGATTATTTCTTGAATCTGGATTTAGATCACCCATAAATAGCATACTAAGTGCCAGACCAGAACTAACAATCAACATCATAATTACGCCAGCAAAAAAGATATAGATTTCCATGTTAGTCTCCTCTGCTATTCTTGATCAAAAGATTTCCAAGAGATAAGAAACTAGGAACCCACAATCCTACGAACATACCACATTCTTTTGCATTTTCTACTCCACTAAACCATAATCCTGTACTTAGTGCGAAACTCAGAAATGCTGCAACAAGAATACTGATCTTAAAAGGACTCATAATGTTAACTCCGATTTGTTTAAATTGTTAAAGGTTAGAACTGAGTGTCATTATACCAGAGCAAACGCTGGTTGGAAATTATCTTTATAAAGACCAACGCTTATTCCACCATCACTACATTGAATTTGATAACATTCCCCCTTTCGGTATTCTGGAAAGTCTACTTCGTTTACGCCAAATCCAATCCTGAGATATTCATTAGCATAAACCTCTCCTACAAAGTAGTCATCAAAAATCTTAATCTTTTCGATGGTTGATCCTTTAGCCACAATAAAAACCCATCTCATGATTTGCTCTCTAAAAAGTTGTTGATAAAATCAGCAAAGCCTTTAAGTTCTTCCTCAGAAAAAATTAACACTAACTTTTTCTTATATAGATGAATACCTAGCTCATATTCAAATTTTCCTACTCTAGTATTGTCTAGTTCTAGGTTAGCATATTCTGTTTTATATATTTCGCTCATTCTTAATCTCCTAATAACAAATACAGTCTCTTGCGTAAATTATACCACGTTTAGCTGGAGGGTCAATAGGATTTTCAAACCTTTTAACGGATTTTACAATCCACCCAAACTTAGGCTTATCTTTCCAGCCATAAGTCTTATCATCAATACTCACCTTATGCTTACTCTCATCAGATTCCCACTGCTCTTTAGAAGAGTATTGAACACAAGAACTAAAAGTAATTGTTCCGATAATTCTACTCTTAAACTTAGCCGATTTCCCCGGTGTTTCAATTAGTGCCAACTCAACTCCCTCTAATCTTGTGGGGAGTCGATAGGAGCGGGTTTCGACCGTTTTCTGACCATTAATTAAAAGAGTAGACCACGGGGCTTGAATATTTAAACCAGTCACGAATTATTCCTCAAAAGCCTCAAAATTCATAGCATAAAGTTTGCCATCCTTACTTACATATAATAGTTTTGGATTTTCCTGATCAATACAAGACCAAATCATAGTATTACAAAGATGTTCAGTCGGCCAATCTTTTAGCTGTGCTTTTGCTGGTTTCAATATTACGTTAGCAAAGTTACCTATAGCTTTAAAACTTCCGTCAAATCCAACTTCAATGGGTTTCATTATATTCCTCTTGAGTCAAGTATGACCCATCTTTTTTTACGGAAGTAAATTGTCCCATCCCCATACATTTCTCACAAGCTGCCATATCTATTTTCGGCCAAGCAGCACCATATTCTTTAAGCAAAGTTTGATACTTTGATTCAACAGTCTCACAGTATTCATAACCGTCACCATGAGGTAGTTTAACACACTTTTCACACTTGTCAACCATCAGATGATGATTTATGAATAATGCCAAACTAGCATCCATCATAAGTTTATTAACGTCTGTTGGATATTCTCCAGAGCCTTTACATTGATTACAAGTTATAAGATGCTTTTCTTGTTTTTGATTATAAGACTGGAGCCTTTGTGCTTTAAGATAATCATATAGATTGTACTTATCGTAAGGCAGTATTGGAGAAAACAATACTACAATAAGAGCTAAAGAGAATAATACTATAAGACTATCTATCATTTGTTTTTTACTCATGAGTCACCATCAAACTATATATCGTATTGAAGATCAACATATGTTAAGTGCCAATTTAAATAAATATTGTCCTCGATAGTTCTATATCCTATATATTTTGTTAAGCCGTCAAGTATCTCTTTATCAGGTATGTTCTGTAAATCAAATAATAGTCTACAATAGTTAATCATATCTGTTATAGACTCAAAAACCCAAGGACATTCTATTTCAGAAATACTTAATACTGCTAAATTTTTAGGAAATAATATATGATTCCAATTATAGTATAACCCTTTATGTTCCCCCGTGGATGTATATTTGCCAACAAATTCATCTAAAAAAAACGAAATATTACTACCCGATGAAACATCTGCTAAATGAATGAATCCTTTGTTTTTTATATGTGATGATATATTGTTTAAAAAAAGACCCAATTTTTGTATATGATGAATTGAGGCTAAACAGACTATTCTATCAACAGGTGGGATATTCCATTTTTCATACGGAGATACTACAGATACATTGTTGATAGATTCAGAAAAATCTAAGGATAATACAGAAGTATCTTCTAAGCAATACTTTTTTAAATATCCTCCAAGAGATGGTATGTCTAGTATTGTTTCATTTTCTTTTATGGGATTTCTATTGAAAAGAGAATAAAACTCCCTATCTCTAGCATTAGGATAGCTCCTCATTGCTAAATCATACGATTGTCCTCTATGCCTGAAAATACTATCATATTCCATTTTTAATTCCATTAAGCTCTAGACAGGTTTTACATTTTCCACACTCTTTAAACGTATTCTCATCAATATTAATAGGAGTCCTACAACTCCAAGTCATATCTCTTAATTCTTTTGGCAACATATTGTAAACTTCCCCTTTTGTTAAGTGTCCAACAGGATAAGACTTTTTTACAGTAGGGGCAAATATCTCTAGTAGTTTGTTTCCTCTAATTGCTCTCTCGTTTATGTCTGAACTAGAATCAGATTTTGTACGACCTATTGCCACTGTTTTGATTTTCCGTAAACTTAGGCAAATTGTACCTGCTATAAAATTGTATATATCGCTATCAAACATAAAATTTTGATCAGCAGCTATTTTAGTTGGCGTTACTAAGCTTAAATATGAATAGTATGGATATTCATGGTAGCTTTCACTATATTTAACCTGATTAAACTGAGAAATATAAGAAAGAATATTTTTAACAGCTTTCTGTTCTGCTTCTGCTCTTTTTTCTTTATTCAAGAGATATAGATGATGTAAGTGTATTTTATTTTCTTTATTTTTCAATAATTCCCACAAAGCGCCAGTAGAGTCTAATCCTCCAGAAAACATAAGAAGAATATTTGAGTCATCAAGCTCAATATTGTGCTTTTCTTTAAAGCTATTTATCCTTTGATCTAGATTAGTCATAAGTTTTATTCTTTTTTTAGTCCACAGGATAAACCGGCAATAAATCCGGCCTCAAAATAATACTGATCATAAAGACTTCCCTCATGATCTCCGTCTTGCCAAGCTTGTTTAGCTAAAATTTTAGCTTTTTCATACTGTTCTTTCATTTTTTCCAAAATTTCTGAGTTAATCATGATTCACCACAATCTTTACTCCATCAAATTCATGACGGTCACAAGAATCATACATTCCACATGAATATGGTTTATTGACAACAATAAAATTAAAGTCGAAATTCCCATCCAGCCTATATTGTCTTGTTAAATGATCAAAAATAATATCTTGAACATCTTTAACACTTAGAATAATCTCTTTCTTATTTTGGATTTCCATTTAAGCTCCGAATTGACATTTAGGACATCTTTTCCAGTTGCTTCCACAAATTTTACATACCGTTCTGTAAAACATTGTCATAATAGATAGTATTCTTTAAGAGTTTGATACAAATTGTTCACCTGTTCCTCATCCAATCTTAGTTCAGTAGGGTCATCATTATGATAATAACTAAAAACCCTGACCAAGTAAGGTTTGTTCTTCAAAAGTTCATTATAATGAACCTCAATAAGATCATAATCAAGAATTAAGGTTCTTACTAGTGTCATTAGTTATCTCAATCCATTTTGGATAATCACCATCCCACACATTAATATAGCATTTTGAATCTTTAGAAAAACTCATAGCAGTAGCACCCCAATTATCGCTAATCTTGGATATGCAAGCTATACAATATTCTTCTTTAAGATGTTCACAATTTCCTTTATATGGCACGCTCATTATTCATTATCCATATCTAATAGGTCAGGATTAATAAGGTCAATCATATAATCTTTTGCGGCCTCTAACATAAGTTCATCTCCACCAATAACAAGAAGATCGCTAAGATCAAAAACTATCTTATCAACGAGTTGTGAAACTGCCATTAAATCATTACGGTCAAGATTTTGTAGTTCTTTTTTGATATTGACTTCAGTCATTAAGTTTTGACTCCCACGAAGCTATTATATTCCAAGTCTTATTTGATAGTAGTCTATAGTGGGTATATTCTATGTTGGTAATTTCTCCTAATTTTACTCTTATGTGAGCTAATCTAAAGTCCTCATAGGTTTCTGGTTTTTCTAAGGAACCAATTTCGTAACCACCATATTCAATCCATGTTTGGGTAAAATCTTTAACGTCAAGATTTAGTCTGCCCCTCATGACTGGCATAAAATAACCTTTACGACCAATTGGTTGAACTACATCTCCATACATAACCCATTGATCACAAAATTCAAAATATTCTAATTCTATCCCATTTATGCGAACAACTTCTGTACGCCCCCAAGGATGAATACTTTCTACATTACCAACAATATTGTCAATGGTAATCTTCTGTCTGTCTATTGGTTTGTTTTTTAGCTTTTCTATATTTTTTTTGTGGATAGGATTAAGAATAAACATTGAAAAGACCGTGAGAACTATCACTACTCCAAAAAGTATTAGAGTCACAGTCATATCTTGTGCTTTTTGATTGTCTAGAAATTTAATTGCCATAAAGTATCCTTAGTATTTTTTGTGCCATATGAGATATTCCCGCCTCTAATCCTTCTGAGTATGAGAGTTTTTTACTACCATCAAGCACCTTCATAAAGTCTATAGTATCAAGATAAGGCCCGAATGGTTCAGCAGCCTCTTCTTTGCATAAATCTTCTATCTTTTCTATTTTAGTGATAAGATAGAGTAATTGTTTTTGAAAATCTTTAGTCATTATCGTTTGCGTGATTCTATAAAGTTCTACATCACAATTGGTTTTCTAATCCAGACTTTAATACCAGTTTTAGTAGTCCATGTTATATCTTCTGTTTTTGTAACATTGAACGATACTTGTTTGATGGGAATATGCTGGATGTTTTGACTGGTATGTAGCGATCCATGCTCAATTATTTTTTGCATCAAATCTTGCACATCTTGTTCTGATAGTTTACTGTTACCAGTAATATCTATTTCTATTGTTGTTCTAAATTTCATCATTTTCCTTGTAGTAAATCACTATCCCTCGTCCATAATCAGTAGTTACTTTAATCTTATAAGGATCATAAGGAACTTTTAAGTGATGACACAAATCCTCACAAGCTCTTAATACTTCTTTTAGAGTTGGAGATTGTAGATAAATGTCATTATCTTTTGATATATCAAATTGATTTGTCATTCAAACTCCTTAAATAGCCATCGTTTAACTTCATCTGGATGCTTGTCTCTCATATATGGAGTAGCACTAATGTAACCAATAGCATAATCTATTTTACTTTTAAGGGCAGCAACAGTCATTTCTAATGCTTCAATTCTATCTTTTTGATATTCACTAGATTTGTATGCTGATTCTAGTTGTATCTTTTTATCTTTAACTTCATTTTGTAATGGAGTAATTCGTGTTTCCCACAGTTCATCAATATCTTTTTGTCTTAGTTGTTCTGCTTGTGCTAATTTAGATTCTAAGTTATTCATTTTGTTCTTTCTACTAATTTTTCAATTCCACCAGTAGGGCCACTAATTATCTCCATCATAATTTTATTACAATCTACTATGGATTCATATATTGTTTGAAAATCTTTGGGGTCTTTGTTTGCAGCATATACCAACGGCATTAGTCTATTAATATAGTCAAATTGTTCATTAAGAACTGATCGCAAATCAATTATGTCTTCTTCAGTCATTTTTAATCACCATCTCTCCATTACGAACAACATAAGTTTTAGCATTTAAGGATGAACGAACATACTCTCGCCCACCATCAATCATGTTACCATTTCCAAAAAATTTACACCTATGGTGATATTCGCTATATTGAAGATTGCCGTCATCATCTTCTACCATACCAAAAGTGAAACTTTCAACCTTATCAGCACTGAATATAACAAAATCATCACTTTCGTAACTTGGAGCAATTCCAAAATATTTATTACCAAATTCTGGGTGTGGAGAGTCTCTGTAGAAAATATCTACTGGACGATTACTAGCACCAAAATCAGTTGTGCAGACGTATTTGATGGGTACTCCATCTTTTTGGGAGTAGTATTTAGTAACAGTTTCAATGTTAATTATAGGATAATGTTTGATCATGTTTTGCTCTGGAATTGGACTATGGGCAACTTACTAGATTGTATCAGTTGGTCAAGGGTTTGTAAAGAGGTTGTACGCAAAGTTCTTAGATAATCGTCAAACTTGTTCCAATCTTTTTTGTCTATCATTAACCAATATTCTCTTTCAGAATAACCCATAGAATCTTCGCTGTGACATTCTACTCGTCCAGCCGCCCAGTTATTTCCGTTTTCTTCTAACCATTTTTGGTTCATTATAATTTCTTGTACCAAATAATAATACCACATTTTAATTCCATGTTTAGCTGTTATTAGTATATGCTTTCATTATCGACACAAATTGTTCTATACTTTTTTGTATAGTTTCTTTTGTGTCTCCATAATCTATAAATAGCCATCCATTCAATTCTGACCATATAAATAATTTAGTTGGACAATCAGAAATCTTAAACAATTTACCATTATATTCTAATATACAAGATATTAGGGTATTGCCATCTATTTGAGATCGTCTTTCGTTAATGATTCTCATACTACTTGTAATATTCCTATAGTTAACCCCGCCCCGCCTACGCTGTCGGCAATTAGCCTAGCTGATCTACGCACTAAGCGTAAACATTCGACGGGAACAGGGTTAACATTTTTGTTATTCTAGTCCTAGTTCTTGATCAAGTTGGCTCAATTTATTTAGTGCTTGTAGTCGCTGATAGTTCAAACCCGCCGCAAATCCACACTCAAAATAATAAAAATCATTAGGGGTTCCTTCATGATCTCCCTCTAGCCACACTTCTTCTGCTATTTGTTTGGCCCGGTCATAACCAGATTGAATACTTTTTTTTTGTTTTTGTTGCCAAGTTTTTTTCATTTTTTCTCCAGTTCATTTACTCTGTCTTGTAAACCTTGAACAACAATAATATTCATTCCTAATCTGTTGCTTAATTCAGCAATTCTTTGAAAACAACAAAGTATTAGCAAGAATACAATAATATCAAAAAATAGTCTCATTTTGGTCCCACATCATTAGTTTTAAAGTTCGGATTAACCAAATAGTAAAATAATTCATAAAATTCGTAAAGTAAAACAAAAGATAAAAATACTATTTGTAGTATCAAAAAACTAAAAAAACAACAAGATAGTAAATATTGTATCATGGCAGGTGAGGTATCATTACTAATACTCTGAAAATAACACTGATATCCAAGGTCAATGTTCCAGACCTAAGCTTTATTTTCTCATATCGGTCAAATCCCATTCTCCTTTTCCTTGTCTTACCATGATTTTTTGTATTGAAAACGCCCCCATTATTGTTGATTAATACTCTTGTGAGGAATCTCAACTATACGAGTATTAGAGCAACAGGACGTTACCTCCCGGTGATCAAGTCGGTGGTGAGTGTTGTTTCACTTCTTCTCCAGTATTATAGTCAATCATGGGTTTATTACAACCCTCCAGCATATTCTGAATCTCAGTTTTCAACTCATCAACAGTTTCACACATAAATACAGGCATAGAGCGAATATAAGTAATATCCCCATTCTCGCCAACAAATACTTTTTTAATCCCAAAAACTATCTTAGGATCATAGCGAAGATGCTTATGTGTTTGTATTTCTTTGCTAATTCGGTATTCCCAGCCCATTATTTATTCTCCTAAAATTCTTCTTCATTAATTTCTCTAAAATCAGAAACATGACGCATAACCTCTAAATGTCCATCATCAAGATCAACAAGAACACAATGACCGGGAGCATTTTTAATTTCGGCCAAAAATACAAAGAGCTTCTTCTTGTCCGACCCATAACCCAAAGGCCCGTAATACTTAATCTTGTCATTTTCTGGAAGATTACTCCAAAATTCTGGATTAAAATTTTTGGGTTCAAATACCACAACTGTCCCGTTTTCCATTATTTATTCTCCACATACCATTTCTCAACAAATACTACACTATCCAAATATCTCGTCAACTTCATAATATCTGCACGTTCAGCATCGCCCATCCTATCACTTTTCTCAAGATTTTCCAAAGCCATAAATAGAAGATTGATCTGTTTAGTTGTCAAATCCAAATTTAATCTAGTCATTAGTTATTCTCCATAGTTGTCCAATAAGTATAAATCCAATTAGCCTCTTGATTACTCTTAAATGACCACAATATTCTAAAATGATGAAGACTAACTTCCCTCACAATATCTTTCCCATCAACACTCTCATTACCTTGTGGCTTGCCCAAAAGGTCTGTCCAAGTTTTTTGATCAATCATTAGTTATGCTCTCCAAAAATGTCTTAGGTTTGAATTTATACTCATCTTTAACACTCTCTCTCAATAATGCAAGTGTCATATCCATAATTTTACAATAATCCCACAGAGAGAATTCATATCCTTCAGGAGTATTATTATCCCAATTTTTTAAAAACTTGATTATGTTTTTCTTAAGTTTCTTGGTCATTATTGATTATCCAAAACTTCCTTTAAAAGATTAACGGCAGTCTCAAGCCACAAATCATAATCGGCCATATTAAAATCACTCACAGTATTATCATAATCCACAATAAAGTTCCTGATATTACTTTTCAGTTTATCGTTCATGGGTTGTCCTCCAAAAATTGGTTAAGAAAATCGGCCAAACCTTTAAGCTCACTTCTTGTCAACTTCATCTTAGTCCATTCCCAACTGATCACATTATTAATAGTCAGATTATATAGTTCAGCCCATTTAGTACAAGGCCCGTCCTTAACTGTTCCATCTTCATTAAACAATATCTCATTAGGAATTTCTTGTTTCCAACACTCCATATCGAAATTAAAAACATCAGCCTTATAACTATCTTTGATTACAATACTACTCATTTGATATTTTCCCTCATCCATTTCCTATTATCACGAATGTAGCTAATAACATCACTAGCTGCATTATTGATACTATTATCCAACTCAAAATGGGACATTAGAATTTCTTTGACAGCATACTTTTCATCCATAGTCAATTCTTCAAAATCCTCATCTGGCCCATACTCATTCTCAATATAGTCTGCAACAAGAGACATATACTCATTGATTTTCATTTGTTTTGATTCCGGGTTCATTTCCCACTAAACACTATTTGATTATTGTCTTTTTGGGCATTAACCCCAATTATATGCCTTAGCATAATGTGAGCATTGTTGATTTCAAAGCCCGGTTTGTCCTTCTTTTCACCAATATAGTAATGGATTATAAAAGCTAAAAGATCTAGTTCCTTATTGGTTAATTGAATCTGCTTATACATTCTAAAACCCTCAAATTTCCCCTGTTTTATTACTCTTTTTCCCTTTACTCATAGTACCAGTATACATAGAGGCAAAGCCTTTGTCAAGTATCGGATTTTGGGGATTGACAACTTTAGCCCGATGTGCTATAAT